CTCTAGACTACAGACTACAGAAGAATCTAAAACAAATACACAAACCGTGCTTGTACCCCCTGAAAACGCTTTTCAAACCTTCTGGCGAGGCTATCCGAAAAAGGTCAACGAGAAAGCAGCCTTCCGGGAATGGGTGCATTGTATCGGTATCCATGAGCACCTCGAGGAAATCCTTACCGTCATCATGAAATACGAAACCTCCGGTTTATGGGATGACCCAAAACATATCCCTAACCCGGAAAGTTTTATTCGGGACAGACGGTGGCGCGACGAAGTACCGCAAGGAGGGAACCGTGGCAAATCTTCAGCCGAACAGCGAACCAAGCGAGTCCGAGAAGCAGCCAAAAATGTTCTCGGAACTGATGGCTCTGTGGGGCGAGCTTTACTCCAGCAATTACTCGAAGGAAGTGACGGAGGCGACCTACACAACTTGGCGCCTGGCCCTGTCGCCCCTTCCAAACTTAAACTGGCTAAATAAAGCTTTCCTGCTGGCCATGAAGGAAAGTGCTAACTACATGCCCGCGGTCGGCGTGATTCTCGAGGCATACGAACGCATCGCGGAAAAGGAATCGAAAACCTACTTTGAACCTGAACCTGCGATGCAAACGGCTGCGGAAGATAAACTGATGTGGGCGCGCCTTATGGCCGAGAATAAAGAATTTCTTAAACAGCCGCCGTGGTATGAAGGCAAGCGCTGGACGAAAGAGGATGGATGGTTACCACGCGAGGAATCATGGAGACGCGAAGCCGCACGCGAAGCGCAGCAGAAACCAGTGAAATCGTGGCACGCACCGATCAAAGGGCCGAACATTCGGCCATGAAGCGTGGCGGGAAAGATGCGCTCGATACCGGCATCCTGCCCGAGCCCTACCGACCAGTAGAGTTTTATTGCTGCTACCACCGCTGGATCGCCGCCTGGGTGCCGGCCGTCTGTCCGAAGTGTGGGAGCCGACATTGATCACCCTAGTCTCATTGGCAGGAAGGCTAAAAGCGCAAATCGAGCTGCACCGCGACAAGCTGCCCGTGACCGAAGATCAGGCGATGAGCGTCGTACGGCTCTTGGCACCGCACATCATGGACATCATGCGGGACAATGTTGCCGACGCGAAACGAGACTGGACACAGCGACTGGAGAGGCAAAAGTGAAGGCAAAGAAGAACGAAGCCGAGATTCTGATGTGGCAGCACTTACAAGAAACCGCTGTTATGAATCTATGGTCGATTGATAGGGAATTTCAGTTCGCTCCGCCGCGTCGGTGGCGTTTCGATTTCGTCGTGTATGACGATTGCCCGGAAATCAACGTGGGAATAGAAATCGAAGGCGGCGCTTGGATCAAGGGGGGCGGCGGGCATAACCGTGGGCAGGGATTCATCGACGACATGGAAAAGTACAACCATGCTGCCCTGATGGGGTATTTGGTTCTGAGATTCACACCCCTGCAAGTTCTAAAGGGGGAAGCCATTGCTTTTATTGTGAAAGTTCTCAATGCGCGCGACGACGGCGGGTTGCCAAAGTCAGGGCTGGTATTCACGGAACGCTACCACCCAGGAGCCAAGCGGACATGAGTGACCGACCGTGTGGATGGTGCTTAGGTGAAGGAACTATTCAAGTTTCGTTTCCAGTTGGCAACACGTACTCCAAGCACTATGAACCTTGCCAAGATTACGTAACGGAAGACAGGCTATGCCGCAATTGCAATGGTACGGGTAGGCAACCCCGCGCCACACAAGAGCAGGGAGGCGACAAGTGAAGTGGATCGGCTTGTTTCTTCTGATGAATCTAGGCGGCTGGCTTGGAGTAGGAGTGGCCGTTTTGATACTTCGATTACTTGGGGTGCCGTGGAGTCGCACAGAAGTCTGAACGCGCTCGGTGGGCGCGGAGGTGAAAAGTGAAAATAAAATGTACAGTTCATCCCCAATATAGGGCACTGCGAAAACCAACCGCAAAGTGTGATGGTTGCGCATTACTGTTTGTATTGCGGTGGCAACATACGAACAGGGCAGACGAAAAACTTGGGTCTATAAATCCGTACGAGTTTTTTAATGCTGAACACGGCTGCGAAATTATAAAAGCTGAAAGCTAAGGTGAGTTTACCCACCGGGACATCGAAGGGAGGATGCACTTGAGCTGGGCACCAAGAACAAAACAAGAAGCATTGCAAGTGGCTCAAGATTTAGCCGAAAAGACATGCAAGAACGTCCGTGAGAAGTATGGTTCGGATCAGAATTTACGTATAGAGCGGCGTGGCAACAGTATTTTCATATTCTGGGATAAAGAAGCGCTTCACGAAGTCAAGGTCCGTTGGATTGGCAGCAAGGGGTCGATTGAGTTCATAAATCTGCAAGAACGGATACTGGAAAATTGAAAGTCGGGAGCGGGGTTATCAGGCAAACTTCCAAACGTCATTCGCGGAGGCTTACCATGACCGAACTAAAATATCTTGACCAGCACTGCCTTACGGTCAACGAATCGCTATGGATGCGGTAAAGATCGAGAAACTGCGTGCTGGCGCCGAGCCCGGAGAAAATGTCAGTGAAACCAAAAATTCGGCTCCGTAAGAAGTTCGGTAGCTGGTACGTATTGATTCCCGGCGATATGCCGGAGTTTGTTCGGTTCACACACTGGACCGACGCCGTAGCCAAGATTCAACTGGAAACCAAGGAGAAGCCATGCAAGGAAGACGAGAAGAAGCGGAAACCATCGTCCGATTCGACCAAATCGAAGGGAAATGCCACGTCTGCGTCTCCAGTTGGCCAGCCATGGCTCGTAAAATGGCGCGCCTCTATGGAGAACCGCTTCCGAAAAGCTGCGCGCAAGTCCATTATTGGGTGATTCCCCTCAAAGCACTCACTTTCCGGCGTCCAAGCTCGATTGGAAAGGTCACAGGGAGACCATTTGTTGCCGGGAGACGTGCGGCTGGCGCGCAATCTGGCGATTAACTGATCGAAACCGTACTTTGCTCCGAATTCGCTTCCGCGGCGTCTAAAGCCTCTTCTATGGCGTCGATCGCCGGCTGACTCTCATAGATGGTGTAGGCATCAATCCGGTTATCGGCCACGAGGATGCACCCCTCCGAATCGGTCGCTCGATTTCCGCCATGAATGAGAATGCCGCTGCGCCCCGGAACGTCCAGGTGCGGAGCAATGCGCCCGAGGCGTTCGCTCCACTGAAGTTTCACAGCGTAGGCGCCAGGCGGGACCATCAGGGCAGTCGGTTCGAGGGTAAAGCAAACCTGTTCGCCGTCGAGTGAAAGCGTGCCGGTACTGCTGGCCCGGAACTCGGCATTCTCCGGGCCATACCAGAGGCGTTTCACCTCGAGAAGCAAGCGACTAGCGCCGGCGTGAGGGGTTCAGGCTGTAATTCAGCGATGCGCTGACCGCGACGGGCGTAGTCGGCGTAACGGTGAAGGCCACCGAATCCGTCAAGCCGTTGCCTGTGTCGAGCGCGGACACGTTGGCTATGCCGGCGCCTTGCAGGGTAGCAATGCCCGTCGAAGCGTCCACCGTCACAACGGCGGTGTTATCGGACGCATACTGAACAGGTCCAATCGGCGCTACCGATGAACCATCAGCCGCGGATTCGGTGAACGTCGGTGTGGCTGTGTTTCCTGGTGCTCCGGTTACTGGATTTCCCATGGGGACTCCTCCTATGGAGTACGTAAGATTTGCTGCTACGGCTTCTGGTTCGGGTGGTGGAACAAGCTCTTGAATAGACTTGGCGATGAGCAGGAGTGCGCGAGCAATATCATCGGTTCCTTCACGAATCGACGCGGCAATGAGTTTTTGGCACTTGCAGTCATCGTCATCGTGGTGAAAAATCTTTTCGTCCATATCGATACCTCAATGTATCCGATCTGCGGGTACTAGGACTGTGCTGTTTTGAACGTTATGCCACCACCATCGACAAATCTTTTTCCAAATCGCTCAGAAGGATACCACTCGGGTCAAGCCCTCGAGAGTTAATCCAATCGGGAGAGAGCAGCGCGTGACACTCATCCAGGTAACGTTTATCATTCCAGAAGTCCCAAGACATCAGGAATCGACTACCCCATGTATCGCCGATGAGGTACTGGCTGTTATATCCGCATATCCAAATCGCGTGCGCTCCGACGATCCCGCCATCGTTCTGAAGTGGGGTAATGGGTTGGCCAGTGGCAAACTGATCCATAAAAGATTGTGGGACCGAAAATCCGATGTATACGCCGCCAAACAGGAAAATTGCCTGCTTTACATGCAGGGTTGTGGCTGGATGCGGGTCGGCGTAGGCCATGATCTTATGGCCACCGATGCCGGTTTGCCGGAAGAAATTCAGAACGTCCAGCTCTACGCCGCCCTGATCGGTGTTCGGGTCGCTGGGATTGTATCCGCAGGCGTCCTCATATCCGGTCAGGATGGCTGAATCCGGCAAGGTAATCATGCGGCCATTGCAGAGCGACCATGTTTGAATCGCATGACCACAGGCCGCAATAGTGCAGTCACCGAGGCTGTCATTTAACATGACACCGAAATTTATATTAAATCCGCGGCTGTAATCGACACGTTCCGGTGGCGGCTGCAAAGCAGGGGTTAGATACTTCGCCAGCATTAACGTCCTTGGATCATGGCGAGCCGGGTTTTTTCCGAACTTACCTGCTCGTGGCATCAGTGTCCTTTATGCTAAAATGCGGCTGGTAGCAACGGTCCATTGGAGGTGAACCGATGCCAAAGGGAGTTTACCCTCGCCACGTGAAACGCCACGCGGTTATCCAGCCGCAAGATCAATCCTACAAGATTATCGCTCTGACGCAGGGACAGAATACGCTTGTTGATGCCACCGATTACGAGTGGCTGAATCAATGCTCTTGGACGGCTAGATGGAACCCATGCACTCAAAGCTTTTATGCGTTGAGAACCCGCAAAAATAAAACGGTTTACATGGCCCGATATATTTTGAACTGCGGTTTTGGAGAAATTATCGATCATATAAACCACGATACTCTTGACAATCGAAGACAGAATCTTCGCAAATGCACTGGAACACAAAACAAAACAAACAGCAAAATTTATCGTAACAACAAGTCTGGATTCAAGGGAGTTCACTGGCATAAACGGGATGGAACTTGGGGAGCGTCCATTGGATATAATGGGAAACAAATTCATATTGGTTATTTCGCCACTCTTGAGGAAGCGGCACGAGCCTACAACGAAACTGCTAGACAACTTCATGGTGAATTCGCCTACCTCAATGCTATCTCTGGGTGATGATTTATAGTGGCCACAGCATTAAAATCAGATTTGAAATCCTTTACATTCTTGTAGTATTTAGGTGTGATCGTAAGAGTCTGGTTGCCTATGCGAACAGAAGTAGCCATGGCTGTTGGTCCTGCCGGTAATTGCCCCAAGAATCCTGCCAGCGCATTGAGAATTATACGGGCAAGCCCCATGACAATAATAACGATTGGGTTCGTTCCCAAATTCAATTGATTCAGGAAAGTACCAAAGTTGTCCGCTATATCTTTCAGCAGAGTGCGTATTTTCGCTAGCAGCGTTGCCTTGTCCGCAACATTAGTGTCGGCATTGTACTCAGCAACAACGGCGGATAGTGAGGCGAAACCTGCTTTTACTAATGTGATAATCGCAGCGGCTCCGGGCGGCACCAGTGGCCCAAGCAGCGCGACAATGCTATCGACCGCCGCGATGCCTACCGGAATCCACGTCATAATCTGATCGAAAACACCACAGCCAGTTAGGGCCACCGAGAATCCACCCGCGAAGGCCAAGAGCGCGAAACTACCGATGCGACTTGCAAATGTTCGTCTGTTCACAGATTCCTCATTTCTTCTTGATCTCTAGGTATTCGTATGGGGGCTTTCCACACACAATCAGCCTGCCCGTAGCCAGCCCCCATAAATCTCGAACATGTCCCCACGGCTCGCAATCCCAGATTGCTTTCAGTAACCTGAACCAATAATTCATTCAAGCATCTCCTTAGCGGTGAAATTGAAATATTGGTACTACCGGAACTCCGGCGATTCCCAGCCACCCAGCCACCGTGAGTATCACCAAAAGCACGCAAAGCACGATCGCGGTCCAGGTAATCAGCGTCTTGAATTGATCGTTGATCCAAGGAAAGGATTGCAGGAAATAGACTCCTACTCCGACGACGAACACGATAAACAACAGCGCGAGCACTTGCATCATGACGGTTTCCTCCTTAGACTTTCGGATTTCCAGTGAGAGTCGCTTCCTTCGTCACATGCAGCCGGCCGTACACGGCGCCCGCCCAGCCCACGATCGCCACGATCAGGCCAATCACCGCATCTTGGTTCGTCGCGTTGAGGCCGAGGACCACCAGCGCCTTCGGGTACACCGCGCCAATGAGTCCAAAAGTGGATGACCAGAACGTGACGCTCGAAAAAATCGACTTTACTCCGTCCATTAAAGCCTCCTAGAGTCTCAAATAGTGTGCCAGTATCCCATACAACCCCATCAGCGCGCCGGCAATTGCGAATCCCTTCACCCACACCGACTCAGCCGTTACATGGCTCCCCTGCGCCAAGAAGTTGGACCGCTCCAGAATGACTACTCGGCCTTCGAGAGCACTGCGCTTCGATTCCTCGGTGTCCATTAAGCCCCGCACCTTATCCTCGGTCATAAAGAGCGCGCGCTGGTCGATATTCTCTTGCCGCCATTCATTCGACGCCGCTTGGCTTCGCTCCAGGGCTTGCCGTGCCAGCACTAGGGCATTTTCCTGAGCAATGATTTTCTCCTGCATTCGTGCAATCTGAATCTCGAGCGCCTGTATCTTTTCGAGTTTGTCGAACCACTTCTGTATCTCATTCGTGGCATCCGGCATAAGGTCATGGGTTCCTAGTTATTTCGATGTGCCGGTAGCCGTGGCGTTCAATCCGCCCACCGTAGCATTCACCGTATAAGGCGATCCCGCTGGTACGTTTGTCGTTTTACCGATACACGTAATTGTATTAGCCGTCGGCGTGCAGGTTAAGGTCAGGGTCGGTGTGGGTGGCGGGACAGGCGTGACGAGTACCAAGTTGTCCGAACCGACATAGCCTGTACAGTTTGCTGCAATGAGTGCCGCGCCGGCGCACACATCGAACTTCACCTGTACCCAGATCCAGCCTCCTGTGTTCGGTACTTGGGCAGCCGTCCCTACGGTTCCCAGCGATCCCTTAGGGACGGTTCCCAACAACGTGCCAAGCCCGCTGACCGGCGCCGTGCTTCTCACGTTCGCAGTCTGCAAGGTCTTGACCCGATCCCCTGCGGTGAATCCAGAGGCGGGCGCCGCAACCGTCACCGATGCGCTGGCTGATTTAGTTGAATCGGCCACACTGGTTGCCTTCACCGTGGACACACCCGCTGGTCCCGCGGTAAACAATCCCGCTTGCGTCACCGATCCTGCCGTGGTGGACCACGTTACCGCCGTATTCGTATTTCCGGTTACGGTGGCTGTGAATTGCTGCTGTTTTCCAGGCGCGACGTTCGCGGAAGGCGGCAAAATCGCTACGCTCACAACCGGCGTCACATCGGGCGGCGTGGTTACGGAAGCAGTGTTCGAAGCATCGCTGTCTGCGCAGCCCGGCACATTCACAGCGGCCGGACAGGGGTTGTAAAATGCGGTCACGTAATAGGCGTACGTGGTCGAAGCATTGAGGCCCGTATCCATGTATCCCGGCGTGAGCGGGCTGGCGATAGCGAGGCCGTTGCGGAAGACGTGATAGTTCACTCCCGGCGTGGTGCTCGCGCCCCAAGTGAGAGTTACGGAATGTGGTCCCGTCGCGGTCGCTCTTACACGCGGCGTCCTCTCTTTATGCGACTGTGCGTTTGCGCTCGTGCCCACCAGGGCCATGAGCAGCACGATAGGTAATAATGTCCGCATTTTGCTCCGCACCTTTCTTTCCCTCGAAAAACCGCATAACCAGTTCTTGCTTTGTTCGTACAGCGTACCGCTGCAATATGATACTGACATGAAACTTGACTGTACGTTCAGAGACAAATAAAACTTCGGCCAACTCTTTGTTCGAGAAGGTAGGGTGCGTTTTGATTAGGTTCACGATCTCCATTTGCCGCCTGGTTAACGGCGCCGTCGGCTGTGCTTGCAACTCCTGAACCAGTTTAGAGGCAAGCTCGGTTTCACGAATCATCAACTCTCTCAGTTTCACTTTGAGCGGTATAATCTGAGCCTTCACTTTCTGCCATTCAAACCACGCTTTATCTTCTCGTCTCATGTTCGACTAATCCTTTCTAATATGCGAAGCAGCTAATCGCCAGAACGTCGCTATCCACCCAGGCGTGAGTCCCCACAACGTCGGTATAATTTTGAAATGTAGCCGAGGCCGTTGTCGATGCGGTTTGCAGGGTCGCGGCAACCAGGGTACTTTTAGTCGTAATGTCGGTGGCGTAGCAGTTCCAGCCTGTTTTTGCCGCCGGTAAAGCAACTACACCAGTCCCGGTATTCGATGTCCCTACACCCAATCTAAAAGCGGTAGGCCCATTGGGATTCGCGCTCACGGCTGCGCCTGTTCCGAACCCGCTCGACACCGTAGGCGCCGTAGTTGGTTCTATATTCCCCCACCGACCGTTCATGTAGAAGATCATGCCACCTGCGCCACTGGCAGCCAGCACACCCGCCGTGCAGTCGGAACAATAAAGTTGAGAACCGTTCCCAGCCGTGGGCAGGGTGGCAAACGTGAAGGAGGAGCTTAGTTGGATAACAATATCATTAACACCACCACCAGCGGCGTATAAACCAGCCGTACCTAAATTCGTTTCGTTATCTTGATAAATCGTGTGCTCACCAATAGCATCCGTCCGCACGATGCACGTCGATATCGACATATCAACACACTGATTACCCTCAATACGATTGAAATTAGCTGTTACGTTTCCAAGGCCGTTGTCGAAGAAAAACCCATGGTCCGTAGCTTTATTATTCGCGTTGATGATGTTATCCTTCACCAAGTTCTGTAAAAAATCACCCATTGCCGGGATCGTAAAGCGAATCCCATAATTGTCACCACTAGGTGTATCCGCAGTGTTAAACGAGACTTGATTCCCACTTATAATCGCTCCGATACTCGGACCAGCGTTAAGATTAATCGCACTGTTTCCACTCAAGCGAGTGAATGAAATTACGTTATTAGTAATTCGTACCGCACCACCACCCGCCTGAATAACGTCAACAGCGTGGCTTGCGTTTGATATCTCGTCGTGGTCGAGTTGCAGGATTCCAGTTGATACTACGTCAGCGCCGTGAGTACCACCACCCGAGATATTACTATTTGTGACGATAAGATTTCCCGCAGGTGAAGTGATCGCAGGGTAGTTATTTGACTGTGAGATGAGTGATTGAGAAATCCACAATCGCTCCGTTGGATTAGAAATCGCAGCGGCTAGACCTACTGTTTGAATGTTTAAGTTTATGGCCTTGGTAATGATACCTGTACTAACGAGCGCGCTCCCTGTTGAGTCTGAGGAGTCGGTGATACTCACGTTATCTATTACGGGTAGGAAGCCACTGGTAACCAACCCGTTAGCACCATAGGTGGCTAGGATACTATCTTTGAAGGTGTTATTCCCACCGCTATCAAGAATGTCGTCGGTAGCTTGCTGTGAGATGAAAACACCTTCTATAATCGCGTTGAAGGAGTTGCTACTTGTTATAAGACCGCTCCCTGTCTTACCCGTACCTCGATTCCCAATCAGGTTGATGAAGGAAACGTAGTTACTCGATCCATCGACCGTAAGCTGGTCGATGTTTGCAGTTTTATTAAATGTGCAGATTTGATCTGGCGTAGAGATCAAACTAGTTCCTACGAAAGTGAATGTGTTATCACCAAGCACAATCGGCGCACTTTGGTTGATGAAGATACCACCGCAGTTCGTCGTCACAGGACGTGTGATTGTTACAGCGGTGCTCAGTGTTTGGGGGGAGGTAAAATTGCCCAAACTCACGAGTCCGCCATTAGGCGCAGCCGCTACACACGCGAGCCACTTCGCACCGAGGTCGGCTCCTGGAAAGGTGCTGCAATCAAGTCCCGCGCCACCTGAACTACCGCCACCACCCCCGCCACCACCCCCACCACTGCCCCCGCGTGCCGAAGGGAGACCTTGAATAATACTGACGGTAGTGGTGCCGCCGACGAGCGTGGACATGCGCAAGTAAAGGTTGGTGTAGCCGGAAGTGTTGACCTGCCACACGCCCGTTCCGGTAGTCGATGTGACCGCCGTGGTTGAATTGCTCGGAGTTGCGCTGATGGCTACAACTGTACTGCCACCATCGCCCGAAGCCTCGAACTGGATGGTATTCCCCGAAGGGTTTGCAGAAATGGTGAAGGTCGCTCCGCCTTGAGTCTGATCGACGGTTACGGAGAGGCATGAAGTTGTGGTGCAAGTGGCGCTTGCGGCTGACAGCGCTTTTTTTTGTTGTGCTCGAACCAAATTCGGCACGAGCAGAAACAGCAGAATGAGAGCAATGCGCTTCATATAGTCGGACACCTCCTTAGCGTCCCACACAGATATAGCGAAGATGGTCGGTATTCGCTCCACCTGTCTCAGATATGGTTACCGATGCCGCCAAGTAACTTGTAAACGAGACAACTCCCGCCGCCGTGGTCAGGTCCGACCCGGTGCAAGAATACAGCGCATCGGTAAACGGCAGTGTGGTAATCGACTGCGTGGTGGCGGTATTCAGCGTGACATCCCCAAATACCACAATCGGAGTCGTTTGCACCGTCTTCGTACACGCCTGAGTTGCTCCCGAGGTCGCCCCGCAGTATTCCGTCACTCCAACCGTAGGAATCGAAACCGCTACTGCTCCCGAGGAGCCGGTGTGCGTTACAGTCAGGGTGGTGGTCGGATTCGTGCCTGTTCCCAGGACGTTTTGCAGCAACCAGGTATCCGCCGCCGATGCCGCGCCGTTCCAGTAATTGCCAATCAGCTTAAAATTGCCGGAATTGAAGTTCGCTATGTTGGTCGCCGCAGATGTTTGCATGGCAAGAACGTCGGTGGAAGCCGTAATGTCGGAAGCCGAAGCCACTTCCCCTAGATTGGCCATTCCCGCAAAGGTGAAACTTCCAGCGCCCGAGCCTGTATGCGTGATAGTCAAAGTTGTGGCTGGATTTGTTCCCGCCTGCACGAGATTCTGAAACGTGTAGTCGTCATTCGCGCTTGCCGCACCATTCCAGTACGATCCGCGAAACAGAGCGATCGGTGAATGCTGGTTCAGGATATTTGTTGCCGCAGTCGGATTGACCAGATTGAAGACATTGCCAGCCGCGGCGTTTTTGAGCGTTAAAAGAGAGTTTGCCGAAGACCAAACATTATTCGAATCGCAGGTCAGGATGTTGTTCGTGCCGTTTTGGTAAGCTACGCCGCCCGCGGTGGTGCAACTAATCACGCTTCCCGCATGGCTTCCCGGCAGAAGAACGGAATAGGAGCTGATCTCGGTTGATTCGTTGACCGAAGCGCCAGTAACGCTGGTGATCGTGCCGGTGATGAAAGAAGTGATCCCGTCCTGCCAGGTGATATGCCATTGATACGAGCATCCTGCCGGCAGAATCGAGTTCACATCGTAAACAACTTGCGTAAACGTGCCATTCCCATCGAATCCGGTAATCGTAAACGTGCGCGGCACCGTGAAGCCGTTGAACGTCGGTTGCTGGTTCCCCGGACAAACGAGTGCCGCATAACCCGTGGAAAAGTTGTAGGCCGTTCCTACCGGATCGGTCACAGTCGCCGTCACGGTGGTCTGCTGCGCGCGCGCGAGGGCCGGAACGAGCAACAGTGCCGCGAGTAGAAGAAATCGTCTCATTAAGACCTCTTGGAAGATCGTTTCCCGTGTTTGCGCTTGCCGCCCTTTTTGGAGAATCGGGCCATCATGTGCTCTTTCGCTTCTTCCTTCGACTCGTTCTGTGATCCGGCTATCTTCTTCGATGCGAACATTATTTCCTCCTCGATCGTTTCGGCACGACTCTTTCACCACGATGTAATTTATAAACTCCTGTTTTCTTCACCCGACCGCCCCGCTTGAACGATCCCTGCACCGTGTTGACGTTCCGCTGCCGGTAGGCGTCTTCACCAAGTCCCGCAAGGTCGCTCTTGCCGCGGGATTCTTCCTCACCCTGGCGGGCAATGAACTTTCGGCGCGCGTCCGGGTCACTCATTCCCGCGGCTACCTGCCCGCGTGTCTTCGACATCGCTGCGCGTTCTGTTTCGTCGGGCATGTTATCTCCGCTTCGATGGTCGAGTATGATGCACGCGATGACGTTTGCCGGCCACCACTGCATACTTCAGATTCGGTGCTTCGATGCCGTGAATGTGCCGAAAAGCGTTCCACTTGCGATACGATTCCTTGTCCTTGAAGTGCTCGGTCGGCATATACTTGACTCCTGATGCCCAACTTGTGATACAGTCAAACCATGAGCCTAATTGCTTTTGTGATCGGACTCTTTATTGCCATCACCCTGCTGCCTGTTTTGGCTTACGGGTTACTGTTTCTCTGCTGCTACGCCGCCTATGTGTTCGTTTTGATCTGCGATTTCATCGTTTCACTTAATCCCAAGAATCAATTTCACAAAAGCAGGGTTTGAATACAGCGCACTTATGGCCCGATAAAATGGCAAACTCGCTAGTTGCCACTTATTTTGCGTTTGTCTAGTTGCCATATTCTCTTGAAATGAGCGTAGTTGCTTTTTTTTCCACTCCTCCGGGCTGAATGGAGTCGTTGGCTGAACCGCAGGATAAGCAGATTCCGTTGGAAATGGTTCCGAAGTCCGAACCGCTGGATAGCTAGATTGTGTTGGCAACGGTTGTAACTCCGGTGGGGCTGGTGGCGTTTTGCGCGTCGGCTCCACGAGTTCATCCACTATTTTCGCGCCCGCCGCGCGCAACGCACGAACTTTACCGGCAATTTCGGTGTCGCCACCGAATCCGCGGTACTTGTGCAGGACATCAATAAGGTTCTGCCCTTCTTTGCCGGCAATGATCGAAAGTCGGTCTTCCGGGTTGGTCGCATTCATCAACCTGTAGGCCGGAGAATCTTTGTCTAAAAACCGCTGCGCGTATTCGCTGTAGTCGAACTGGATTTGCTTCCATGCAGCGCCAGCATTTTTGCTGTCAGCAAAGGTTTGCAGCTCCGTGTCAATGGCTTCCTTAACGCTCTTTAGCGCGCGATACACATCTTGCGGAAGTTGTGATCCGCGAAGTTTCGCGTTGAGTTCCTGAGCGTATCCCCAAGCGTCTTTATGGGCCAGTTTTATATTCTGGCCGGGAAGCATCTCGATCGGTTCCTGCCCTGGCATAGCGGTTCTGGCTATGTCTGCCTCGCTAATTCCTTGCGCTGCCAGATTAGCAAGAATCTGCTTGCGCATGTTCGGATTAGCTTTTTGCAGGATCTCTTTCATGTTCTGCGTTGCTTCGGTGGCCTGCGTGGTCTTGAAGACAGAAGCATCGTCCAGTTGCGGCGATTCCTTCATAATGTTGCGGAACAGCGCGAGGCTATCCGGAGAGCCTTGCAGGATATTGTCCTCGGCGTTTTTGACGGCTTGCTGTACCGGAGTCCAATCGACCTGCGGATCTGCTCCAAGCGTTCCCCGGAAGGCGTCATACCGTTTGTTGAAGGCAGTTTTCAGGTTGTCTCGTGTTTTTCCGGCAATCTCTCCGACCTTATCCGACCAGGCTTGTAACCGTTGCTTGGTTGCTCCGGCCGCTTCGCTCGTCGCTGATGGACGTGAACCCTTTTCTTGAGAGGTCAACGCTTGCGCGGAGCGGGCTCGCTCGAATTTCTGCATGTCGCGCTTATATTGTGCTTCCATGAGAAGTTTCTGCTTTTCGTAATCGGCTGCGGTCTGCGCGTTTGCTTCCTCAATCTTTCGTACCGCTTCCTCACTGGTTTGACGGGCACGCGATACATCCTGAATGTTTTTAGTTGTGATTTCATGGTTCTTTTCGGCGGCTTGGCGGGTCGCTTCCTCGCTCGCTTGGCGGGCGCTACTAATGGCCACCGCGTTTTCTTGTTGGTTTGTAGCTACTTCCGCCCCATGTTTTTGAGATGCGAATTGTTCCGCCACCCGGCCAATTCCGAGCGGTGCCTGCGCACCTTTGCGCACGATTCTCCCTTCTACTTCCAGGGTCTTTTTAGCAGCAGGTTCACCCGCGCGCATAAGTGCTAACTGCCCGAGGGAAGATGCCACCTGGGTCAGCCCTTGATAAAGACCATAGCGGTCGCCCGTGCGGTAGGAGTCATAGGCTTTCTTGCTGCCTTCCTCGATCGCCGTAGCCGTGGCGTCGATGCCTTTGGCAAATAGATGTGCAGGAGCCAGAGGACCGGCCTTGGCGAGCGATTCAAACATCTGCTCACCCATCACGTCGGTTGTCTGTCCAGCGCCGGATTTCAATGCGTCCACCGTGCTTTTGGCGCTCTCGACTTTTTCAGGATCAATGCCGAACGACTGGAGAATGGTTGACGGGATCGCACGAATCGGATGCTGCTGCTGGAAAGCATTGAGAATCGGGCCGCCGGGTTTTGTCTGCATCGAGCCAGGCATCATCTGCGGCGTCTGCGGCGGAGCAGGCACCCATTGGTTATTCCGCAGAACAATCTTTTGCCCTTTATCGTTCTGTAGAACGTCGCCTTCTTTGTATGTTTTTGGCATCTACTGTACTCAGTAAAATCCTTCCGGTGGCTGGGGCGCTTCTCTTTGTACTCCCTGCTTAATGCTCTTGAGAATGTCTGTATATTCTTGCGCAGTGTAAGCGACAGAGGAATACGGCGCACGCCCCATTGTCCCGATAAACGGATAGCTGGGAACCCTTCCCCGGCCCATTAAATCCTGCTTGTAAGAGGTACCGCCAAAAACTCGATCCGCAGCGTCGGCAAGCCTTCGACTATCTTCCGCCGTTGGTTTCTCCGGCACCTTGGAGGAAAGCAAGTTTTGAATATCGGGAGGGATTGGCTTCGGTGGCTTGCTTGCCGCCAACCAATTTTCATAGGTTCTTTGTTCTGGTGGAACAGTCTGCGCCCACAACAAGAACGGGTTCAGTTGTCCGCCACCTGAACTCTGAATTGGGAACTTGGTATTTACCGGCGCCTGCTTCCACTGTTGCCCGTTTTTATCGAAATACCACAGTCTTCCGTGCTGATCGACACGTTCGCCTTCAATACCGATCGTCGGTTTCTCAGGTGCGCGGGATAGTTTGTACCAGTCCTCGAGCGGTGCGTTCGGGTTTTGCGCGCGCCATGCCTCGAACGGCGTCGTAATCTTCGCGGGTGCTTGCGGCCCTGGACCCTTGAGCGGCTGTAAATCGTATTTCCCGGTCTGTGGGTTCCAGGTCACGCCCGAAAGTTCTCCCAGCGGTCCTTTTTCGATGCCCGCACCTTGCGCGCTTTTCATCTGCCGGATGCGCTCTTGCAAGTCCTGCACTTGCAGCGGTCCCATGATGTCGGCGAGTTTCTGGCGCGCGTTCTCCATCGCCATTTGTTGCAGGCGTTCTTTCCAGCCGAGGTTGATGTCGTACCCTCGACCGACATCGCTGCCGAAATTACCTAATCCTCTGCCAAGCCAGCCCATATCAGTACCCCACGTCCGGAGGTGTCATTTCCGGCGGTATGTTCTCCTGAAGCGGATTCATTCCCAGCCAATCAATCGGTAGATTCGGTTGCGGCATTGCTCCGCCCGTCGGAATTGGATACGGCATCGTCGGATAACTGCCCGCTGCACCGCCCGTCGGAGACTTACCGGGCGTAGAAGTCTTCGGGAAATTACCAGCCCCTTGAAAAAGCATAGCGATCAAAGGAGCCAGTTGCGCGTTCTGCGGAATGGTCGAAGCAAACTCCGCCGGCAAGCCTAGTTTGCGCATAACCAGTTGCAGGGCAGTCTGCTGGTTCTGCTGCTCCGGTAGCGCCAAGGCTTGTGCGAGTGTGGTTGCCTGAATCCCCGGTGCCTGCGAAAGTCCCTGCTCGGCGAGATTCGCGTTCACGTTACCAGTAATTGCTTGCACCAATCCGCGATTCAGTGGTTGCGTGGCCTTTGTGACCATCTCGGAAAGCTGTTGCGGCGTTAGGTTGGCGTTGGCTTGCGCTTCCTTTGCAGCGATGGAGCGCTGGTGATCCGCCGCAAGGTTGCCGACGAGTCCCGCGCCGGTCGCGCCGAGCCCCGCCACTTCGCCGAGCCCCTTCCCTGCCGGACTGCCGAAGAATGATCCGATGTTTCCAAGCATTTCACTCATTTTTTCACCTATACATTATTGATGAAGTCGCTCAAGTTCACGTTTCCGGTGGCCGCGTTGGTCGGTTGCGAATTGGCCGGCTTAAACACCGTAGCGTTCGCGCCCGCCTGCGATCCTGGTTGACCGAGTGTTCCTGCGTTCAGTTGATCGGTAATCAGCCGGTAAAAATCTCCCGCCGTACCCGAAGTTTGCCCTTGCGTGTTCGCATCGGCGGTTCCAATCAGCGCTCTTTGCCGCGCGAGTGTCTGCAAATCCGGTGGCGTCGGTGCGGGTGCCCCTGGCGCCGTTGGTGCCGCGGGGCCACCGCGGTTCGCAATCGCTTCTCCGATTGAAGTCCCGGCTCCCGCAATTCCCGCAATAGACGCAATCGTGGGCAGCAACGCTATAAGGGGTGGCATCGTTGTTTCCTTTCGAGTGATCCCACCAGAATCACTTGTGGCGTCTGTAATTGAAGGCCGCCGTATTTTCTACAGGCTCGCAATAATTTTTGATCCACCGTCGGGTCCAAGTGAAAGAAATAGCCCTTAAAACCCCTTGCCGAGCAATCCTGCCGTGTCTTTTCAATCAAGGCGCGAACCACCATGGGACTCGACCCTTTTTTCACGCACAGACGCATGAGATAAATCAATCCGTGGCATGATCCAGCGAGCAAGATTCCTATGATTTGCCCATCCTTTTCGGCTACCCATGCCCATTGCCGGTCAACCTGCATCGCCTCAAAGCCAGTCCGGAGATGCTGCGGCATCGGTTCATCGTCTCGCAATGTACGCACAATCATATCGCTTGCACCGGAACACCGAACGGCCGCGGCTCTACGGCCCAGTCGATGCCATCCACCTCGACATGCACATTTCCGCTGATGTCGGCATCGAAGCGCAAGCCCGTAAGTCCGATCGCGGCGAACAGGTCGAAATCCCCGTTCCCCGGTATCGCGTAGCGCACCGCCGCCTGCGCCACGGCGGAAACGCGCGGCTGCACCGTGATATTTCCGGCTGCGCCTTCGTTCGTTCCGCGTACGATGACCATGCGAGCCCAGAGACGTTGACTGGACGCCTGCGAAGCGACCGTAATTGTACGCAACGACCACGCCACTTTTACCTGTGATGTCCCGCCATTGGTATACCAGTCTTCGTCACCTGCCTGCCAACGCTGAATACAGCCATCGTTATATCCGCCGATGATGGTCAACGGATTCGACGTGACCGGCTGTACCTGGGCCATACAGCTAATCGGGAAAGGCAGATCCACGTTGGCGGCCCAGCATTTCAGGATCAGATCAAACAGGAACATGCGCGTCAGGTGCCCGCCACTGTTGCCGATCGGCGCGGCCATGGCATACATCGGTGGATTGGCGGTCTGTGCGGCCCAAGACAGTGGAATGTAGTTCGCATCGGCTACGGTAATGTCCGAAGCATCGAAATCGTTGATCGGAAACAGGTAGGGCCGGATTTGTTCTGAAATCACTTCATCCCTGTACCCGTTGAACGTGGCAATTCCCAAATGGCAGTAACGCACAAGTCCATATCCCGGCACGAAGATAATGGAGCGCGGCGCGAGGCATCCCATATCCGACGATACTGGCTGAATGCCGAAATTGTTCGCGCCGAACACGCCGATAATCTGGTACGGCACGCGATACTTGAAGCAGATGAGAGACCCTTCCGGCGGAATCCCCTGCGCCGTGATGGTGAATTTCCCCATGCCCATGCCTTCGGCGCCGTCATCCTTGTCGAGAAACGCCTGATTGACCGGATTCCAGCCAAACGGGTTATTGGTGTTCGACATCCGTAATGACGTGGGGCCATCGAGACCTGTCGATGTGTTCGTGGGGGAAGTATTGAACGCCCACAACGACCCTGCGTAGATCTCGATATGCCCCGCGCCAGGTGGAGGGGGCGCTGCGGAGTTCAAGAGTCCTGCTACTTTCCAGATGGCCGTGCCATCCGGCTTCTGATTCTCGATAATTGTGGGCCAAGTTGGTTCGGCGCCGCCCGTTACGCCAGGTTGCACGCAACTAAGGTAAATGTTCGGTGTTGGTTGCGTGACTGGAACGATGATGTCGCCCGCGGCGTAAGCGCTGTTCGCTTCCCATGTCGGATAGGCCGGAACGAAATTCGAGATGATCGGCGTTGTCGAATCGGTGAAGGTTGCGGTCGTCGCGCCGCCTGAGGCCGTCGAATTGCGCACCGTGAACGTCCCGCCCGCGCCAGGCGTCACCGCGATCACCACAAATGTGCCGTTATAGGTCGCGTCACTGGCATTCGAGATGATGACGTTCGTTCCCACGGGCATGAATCCGTTAGCCGTTGGATCGGTGGTGCTGAGAGTAATAGTTCCGGCCACGGTAAAAGTAACTTGGTCGCCAACCACGGCAACCCCGGTAATTGCACCTGTGGGCGCAGGATTCACGGCGCTGCCGCTTGAATCCCAATAAATCTGCATCGAAAAGCCATTGCCGAGCGCGATAATCACGCGATTGGTGAATTGCTTGAACTGCGGCAATGGTCCGACTAGCCCGGCAATCCCGCCAGAAGGTGTAGAACTCGTCGCATTGCTCAAGGTTCCCGGTCCCGTCGTACCGCCACCGCCGGATCCGCCGCTCGGTGGAACGCCGAGACTCGATTCTGCGGCCGGATAGTAAGCCACCACATCGGCAAACGAGTAAGGAATTGGCAGAGCGCCGCTGTTCGGCATCTTGAACAGCACCGTCTGTGAAGTCGTGTCCATGGTCGGCGGATTAGAAGTCGATGAGGTGTTCGACAGAACTAGCGTGCCGCCTGTGCCCGTGGTGTAATAAATCGTGATGCGCGCAAGACTGACGTTTGGAAATAATGTACTTACCGTATCGTCTTCCCCGGTAACAGCAATCACTCCGCCAAAATTCACAACGCCATTAAAGTCAGCCGCAGTCCAGGTTGTTCCCCAAAGATCGGTTGGTCCACCATAGATTGAAACTCCCGAAGGAACCCAACCGTCAGGACTGGAATGGTCGCTACCGACAATGACCCCATTTCTTAGAAGGAAAACTCCCAAGTCGAATACTTCGTCCGCAAAGGTCGAACTTATGGACTTGGTAATCTCTACCTTTATTCCCAAGATGGTCGCGCCGCCAGGAATCCCGGCAAAACCAAAATTGGTAAATGCCAGATATTTACTGTTTGGATTGGCATTAGGCAAAGCTACGCTTGCGGGAGTCCCTACTCCCGTGACGCCACTCGTATCGCTCCAAGCGTTCGTTCCAGGGCCAGTCATGTTTGCGCCGGTTCCGGCTGTATTCGGACCAATAGAAACGGCTGCGCTTCCTGCCGAACCCGAACCAGGCCCGCCCTTGACAATGACCGACTTGGACGAAGGAACGCTGAACACGGTCCAACTACCATTGAACGTCGTCGGATCAAAGGCCGAAGACGTTATCGGCAGGCCAATAATGGATCCGGAGGGAAGCGTATCCGCCGCCGATAGCGTGAACTGGATGTAAGCCTGGCCACCGTTCGTGAATCCGGTAGCCGTGACATTATTGAACGTGAGCGTCGTAAAAGACGAGATTCCGGTATCGGGGAACGTCACCGTGGCAGTCAAGGGATTCGGCTGCAAGACCGGAAGCGTCGAGGCTACCAGTCTTACTTCTGTTCCCGCCGAGGTCGATCGGTAGACGTTGTATCCGAAGGCGGTGGGAACCGTGTTCCAAGTCAACTGAATGGAAAGATTCGCGCCCGCAGCCGTCTCGCTCAATTCATTCGACGCCACTGTTTCGCCGCCAACGCCATCAATCGCCGTGATCACGTAATAGTATTTCGTTCCGTTGGTCAGGCTTCCACCGGCAATCGCCGTGGCAGTCTTCAATAGCGGCGCACCTATGGGTTGCGGCGCTTCTTGCAGCGCCAGGTAATACGGCGTTACGCCCGTCGGTTCGTACAGGAACGTGCTCAGAAACCGGCCCTGATTGCCGAGAACGATTCCGCCCAGCGCATTAATGATGCCCGATCCATCGCAGGGTGTCAGCGCGCCCCGCTCCATCATCACGAGATTCGAGCCGCGCGGAAACGAGCCTTTCGGCTGCGCGAGAGGCTGATTCGACGCGACGAGCCCCTTCAGAAAAGGCCCGGAAGGCTGAGGAGTGTACGCCATTAGTTAATTAAAATCCCTCCTGCGATGTCGGGGAAGTAGACGCCCGGCCCGCTGGGTCCGCCCACTTGCCGCCGACGCACCACGCCGCGGTTGGTCTGCGCCCAGCTATGGACCTGCTTTTCCATGTCCTGATTGAATGCCGCCATAGATTGAAGATCATGTTCAACAATCTTGGCGCGCCCGGCCATGTATTGAATAATCAGTTGGTCCCATCCCGAAGTAACGGGCAGAGTGGCGGTCGATTGCCCGGGTGAATACTTCTGCGAGGATTGCCGCTTACCCATCCAGGCGATGTTGCACTCGATCACCGGTTCTTCAGCCGTATGCGCGATGGCGCTCGTCCCGCCAAGCCCTCGAATCAAGCCGGTAAGCTGGTTTCCGTTGATGGTCGCGTAGGCCACAATCTCGGAGCCAATCGAGCAGAACCCAAACGGCAGCACGAAGCTGCAAAGCGCGAGGCTTGCCGTCGTAGAAGTGGCCGTCATGGGTGCCGCAAGAGAAGTGGTCTGCGACGTGCGCGCCGGTTGCGGGTAGACTTCCAGAATCGTGCGTCCCGCGTTGTGCGAGATGTGCGCGCTCGATAGCACTTGGCTGGTGATCGAGTTCCGACGCCAGAAGTAGCCTGGGTCGCCGCCCTGCATCCAGTAACCGTCATACCAGATGGAAGTGATCGAGTTCCAGGTGGCCGGAATCTGATACAAAGGCTGATTGACGGTCGATCCAATGGCCGAATAGTCCTGAAAGCCGCCTGTGCCGCGCGCGATGATCTCTAGAGCAGCATTCAGCCAGCGGTAAATTGCCGCAGCCCCGATAAACCCGCCATCCGAGTCAGGAAGCCATGCGGTGTTCCGTGTCGGTGGAGCTTGCCCCACTTCTCCGGTCAAAGTGGTCAGATTGACGGTTCCGGTATTGTCTACCAAGGTTTGATAGACGAATTGCTGTCCGGTAAAGAATCCGACGTAGACCCGGAGAGACTGGTAATCCGGAAACCCGGAATAAACGATCTGAATGGCGTTCTGGACGCCGGTCAGCGTAACGCTCATCTCATTCGACGGTGCCGTTTCGCCCCATTGGTTGACTTCGGTAATGACAATCCAATAGGTTTGCAGGGCAATCGTGCCGCCGCCCACCGTCACACCCGTTAAACTGGTGATTGACGGAGGAGTGAGCGTTTGTGGCATATCGGGCACAGTTTCGCGTGCCTGAACGATCACATCGCCGATCATGGACCCGGTAAACAGCGCAATAGGTGTTGTGGCCATCTATCGCCTCGAACCTCGTTTCAGAAGTCTCTTAAATTCCCGCTTGTGCTGCTTTTCTTCGGAGCGAACATGCTTGAACTTAGACGCGACCCTGGGTTCGTCCTCGGCCTTGGCCGTATTCGCCGACCGCGCGTAGTCCTTGACCGCCTTACCTTCGTCGCTTACCGCTTTGCGCAAGTTTTTCGTGGTAGCCATTATCTTCGCGCGCTCCGTTTCGGTGTCTTCCGATACGCGCCCGCTTCTTTCGCGTTTCGGCGGGCTAGATTCTCGGTCTGTTCCCGCAGCATATCTCCCGGCCCTCGAAACTCCATGTACGGATCACGCACAGCCGCGGCGACTACAGGTTTGGCAGGGCCGGATTCGACCAGGTTCCGGAATCGCGTCTTGTCGTCGGCTTTCTTGTAGAGGTCATTCGGCATTAACGCCTCCCGCTCCTCTTGGCGGTCTTGCGGTATGCACCAGCGCGAGCCGCATTTTTACGCGCGGTATCTTCGGCATCCCGAACAGGCAATCTCACAAATTCTTTTTGCCAAGAAGCGTGAGCGTCTCTATCAACATCGCCTCGCTCGCTTGGAGGAGTTCCGGCATCGTCGTTCCCATACCGAATTTGGGTCGCTGCATTGCGACGATTTTCCTTAACCACATCCCGCTCTTGCGGCATTTTCACCCCCTAAACTGGTACGAGCCGAAACCGGGCGATTTGCCCAGCCCCGGCTCGTTGCCGACCAGTGGAGAAATTGTTTCGCGGTCTAAATGAGACCGAACAGTTCCACGTCCATCGTGCAGCCCGGCCCTGTGCCGGTGAGCGTGACCACGATCTTGACGCACTGCATTCCGCCGTTGCCGGTCACCGCGCTCGCGCCGCCGATCAGATAGCCAACCGCGCCGCCGCTGGTGGTCGATGGTGCCGTGTCCGGCAGGAGCGTGGCGTTCACGTCGAGCCAACTGGTCGAAGAGAGCGTTACGGCGGTCGAGAAGTTCCAGTCCGCAATCACCACGGAGTTCGTTCCATCATAGCCGAATACCTGAATCTTCGAGACCGCCGGTGACGTACCGGTGCCGTTGTACACCTTAATGCGGATCTTGCCGACGGTGATGGTCGGCACGATCAGCCCGGCCACCGTGTTCAGGGTGGTTCCCGGAACGAAATACGAGGTTCCCGAGGTGACCGCGATTCCGGTCGCTACCTGGTTCGTGGTGCGCGTGGATACGCCATACCCAGGGAATGTACGCTCCAACCCAACATTGATCGCCATTGAAAGGCTCCTTAGTTTACCGACTCGTTGCTTTTCATTTTTTCGTCAACGAAGTCCAAGGTCCTGAGTTTCTGCATCTGCTCAAAAAGATTATTGCGCTGAGTTCTTATTTCTTCGGGAACGTATTTCCCTTTGGTGTACACGTTCTTGGTCTTGCTCATCGTTTCGATGTAGGCCAAACCAATTTCAATTTGCTCTCGCTTGATGACACTATACGGAGCGATTCCTTGCAATATCTCTTTTGTCTTTTTTCCGTACACCGACCAAGTGTAAAGCGATTTCCGTCCACGGTATTGTTTTGCGTAAGTCATCTGAACGCTACCGCCAAACCTTTGCTGGCACCAATTCGGCAAACGTACATCCGTATTCGCAACACGTACAGAGATGTCGAATGTATGCCAAGCCCACTTGCCTTCTTTGCGAGACTTCCGCGTAAGGCTGATGTAGCCCTCTCCGTCTACATACGCTGCGAGTTGTGCCCACTCAATTTGCGTAATCATCTCGTAAGCATATCACGACAAAGTAGTTAGCGCGACCTGGGCGAGAGGCCGGTTACATCCTAATTGAGCTATCAAATGTATTCTTGCCGTAATCACGTCCTGGTTCGACGGCATGATCCACGGAGTCATCCGGAAATAGCTTCCCAGGTTGTAGATCATCCAGATGTACTTCGTGTTCAGCAGGTAACCGGTTCCTGCCGGAAAGTGTTGATCGGCAAGGACTACGGCGTTCTTGAACCGCATGTGATACCGGAAGGAAGTCTGGATCGGGGCCGTATCCGCGAAGTTGTCCGTCGCGCGGATAATCGTGGTCGAGGCCGAGGCATTCGAGTTCTGCGTGAACTGCCCTTCGAAGTTCGCAAAGTCGGTGTTGTTCAGAATCAGGAGGTTCGGTTCGTCGTACCCGTAAGTCGTCAGGAAGTACGCCGGAAGCAGCTTGATCGGCGTCAAGTGTCCGCCGATGGCCTGGTTCGCAGCCGGCTGCCAGAAGGTGTTCGCCGCGCGGTTGATGCCGGCAATCGTGTTGGTGGTTTGCAGCACCCAGGCATTGATCGAGTCGAGGTCGATCGAGGAGTTGAATGGCGCGTTACCCGCCACCGCTTCGGCCAGCATGTCCAGCATGGAGCCCGCGGCTGCCTGCACGTAGGTCTTCACGAGGTCGAGACCTACCGGGCCGCCGCGCCCAATCACGATGTCCATGACCGGCAGCGTCACGGCCTGGAAATAGCCGCGCCACACCTGATCAGCAGGCTGAATGGCGTCGATCGCCGAAGTCGGCAAAAGCTGATCGCCCCAATACGCGCCGCGCGTGGTGATCTTGGTGGTCAGCAACGGATACACGATTTCGGCGCCCGCATTGTATTTCTTGGCGTACTGGTTCAGGAAGGAAAAGGTCGGCGAAGGCTGGAACACCAGGTCCGCCACCTTCGGGTAGATCATTTTCTGCGAGATCGACTGGAGCGTGTTGACAAGGGTCGCGCTCGGCTGGTTAATTCCAGTTCCAGTAATGAAGGCCATGTTTTTATGGCTCCTTTTTCATGTGAGAAAAGCTATTGAGTCATGCCCGGCCCAAGCTGCTCGATCAGTTGCCGCAGTTCCGGGTCTTTCAAAGATTCGGCGTACATATCGCCCAGCACATCCGAGTCGGCATTGATCTTCCTTGCCGGTCCCGCCGGTCCCTGGCCGATGCCGGAGACTCCTGGCGGTGTGACGCGCGCGGCCATCGCTTCCATGCGCCCTTCTTCGCGTCCACGTTCCAGCGCTTCCTTGCGCAATTCCTCGAGACGATCGGTTTCCGACATCTTGTTCCAGGCTTCCGAGATCGACGGCATCCCGTGCCGGTCCATGAGTTTCTGTTCCTGAGCGTACTTCAGGATTTCGTCGCGGGTCGGCTTCTTCTCGCGCTTGCCGAAGTTAAGCGAACTGTACTCACGGTCCCAACGGTCCTGAGCCCATATGCTTGCAGCCTGGGTGAGCGTAGCCTGGAGGTTCTTGGCCGTCGCTCTCAGTTCCTCAATTTCCTTGTCGCGCTTGGAGAGTGCTTCCTTCACCGGAGACAGCCACGGATCGGCGAACGGGTCAGTGCCGGCGGGCGGCGGTTGTGAACTGACTTTGGCGCGGGCTTCTTCGGCGGCCTGATACGCCTGTTGCGCCTTTTGCGCGAGATCCACGATCGACTGTTGCCGGGTATTGAGTTCCGCTTCCTTTGTTTCTACACCCTTGAGGCGTTCGGACAGTGTAGTGCGTTCCGAGGCATTCAACTGCCGCAGCGAACCCAGCGGAATTTCCTGTTCGCCGATACGGATAGGCGTGTTATCCGGGTATTCGGTGGCCGATTCGAGAAACTTCTTGATCTGGTCTACGCTCATGGCTACCTCCACCCTGATGCGCCACAGGAGTTGCAAAAATTGACGCCAGCGACGATGACCGTGCTCAGACTCTTGCACTTCGGGCAGAGGCCGGCGGTCGGAGTTGAACCCGATACCGGAGGCGTGAACGATGTTCCCTGACGGAGCTCTCCGAGCGTGGTTTTCTTGCCTTCGAACGTGACAACCGTGCTGTCCGGAAAGGACCGCGTATCTCGCAGATATTGGTCTTTGCTGCTCATATTCGTTCTCCTTTACATGCTTTGCGGGGCTTCATTCCCGGTCGGCGGTTGCCCCTGCTGTACGGCACTGAAACTGATCGGCTGTGATCCCTGGTTCTCCGAGTTCTTTACCACTTCCCCGACATTGCTGGCCTGCTGTCCCTCTTTAATCGCTTTCGTCAGCGCCTTCATCGTGGTGCTAATCTGATTCGCTACGTTCGGCAATGTTTGAAAGGTCTTGACGAATAGGACTCCGAGCACTTGATTGACCTGTTCGAGTTGCCGCAGAATCATCGAAGGGTCGGCACCTTGCAGTGCTGCCGACTGTTCGGAGTATTCCTGGCCGGGATTCGTAGAAGCCCGATTGGACAGAGCGCCTAAAATCGTCCCGAGCATTCCCCCTGGGCCTGGCGGAGCACCGCCACCCTGCCCTTGTCCTTGCAACGGATTTGCCGGAGTTGCCAATCGTCGTTACTCCTTGCTCGATGGGCCGATATTTTTGGCCTTAGCTTCTGAAGGCAAGACCCCCATAGGGTCATTGAATTTGTCGTTCGCTTTTTCAGCGACACCGCCGTAATTGATATCGCCTTCCGCAGCGCCCTTAGGCGGTTGGGTCTCGAGCGGTGTATCAAAATTTGTCCAGTGATCTTTTCCCATATAGTTTGGCGTCCTTTGTATTAGAATCGCTCTATGTCAAAACTTTCACACACTCCCGAATACCAACGAGAATGGCGCAAAAAACATGCCGATAAAATTGCTGCGTATGCCGAGAGAAGGAAACGATTGCATCGCGCGCGAGACCTTGAAAAAAGGCGTGCTAGATATCGTAAGAATCCCGCACATTTTAGAGAAGCGTTGCGAGAATTTCATCGTCTCCATCCCGAAAAGTACAGGGAGTATGAATCCAAGCGCAATGATGCAAATAAGCGCAACAAACTCTCTCAGGAGAGACATCCTGAACGCCGCAAGGCCCGCGATTCTCTCTACAAGGCAATACGCAAACGTAAAATCATTAGGCCCGATAAGTGTTCGAAGTGTAGTGTCAAGTGCATACCCCATGGCCATCATTACCGAGGATACGAGCATCGTCTTGATGTCCGGTGGCTCTGCCGAAAATGTCACATGCTTGAGCATAGAAAAATTACTTCTTCCACCTTGGCATGAAGCCGACCTTATCCTCTGGCAACCTGTCATAGAGCATTTCGCCATATGTTGCTTCTCCGGCCATGATCTCCTCGGTCAGAGGCCCTTCGTTGGTCGATTCTTCCATCAGGCGCGTATTGCGGTTGATCTGCTCTACGTCAATCCGGTCATCCCTGCCATTATTGTCCTTTGCCATAATTCCTCTCGAAAGCAGAAGCGGAAGGACTGAGGGGTGCCTCCCGCTCCGCGCCATATTTCTTAGTGCCTACTGCGCAATGCTACTTGCGTTTTGCGTGACGACCTCGGCGTTTTGCCATGTGGTTGTCTCCTTTCTGGTTGAGCACCCTGCTTTTTCAGGGGAGACCCTCAACCTAAGCAAACTCTTAGTAGCGGCCGGCCTTGCGTGCGCCGGGGTTTCGTCCCGCCATCTTGGTGTTCATCGAACCGCGTTTTCTGCGCGCCATAATTCTCCCCTTAGTTCGTGAGCGCCCGATTAGCCGGGCCGTTTTCCAAAAGTGCCGCTTCCGCTTCCGACTTCAATCCTTCGAACCAGGCATCTTCTCCGAGTTCCACGCGAGCCTTCTTAGTTGACCAAAAAGGCGGAGAAACTTTGCCGTCCACGGCAAACTGAACGAGGTAGATCGGCGTTGAATAATCTGGGTGCGTGTGTTCGGAGAGATGAATGAGTTCGTAACGGGCCACGCGGGACACAGTGAGGCCGTCTAAAAATAGTCACAAGGGGTGACTTGGTGGATTTTGTGTATTAGTCGATGCGAGTGGGGAGAAGAATGCGCCAGCGTCCGTTCGGATCACGCATCACGCGGCAGCCGACACGAACGAGTATTCCTGCTTGGCACCAGTTGCGGATCGTCTGCGTCGTGGTCTGATAATAGCGGGCCGCATCACCGACCCTGACCCATTGTGTGCTTGTACTCATCGTGGTTTTCTGAGTTTCGAAATGGCCGCGAGTTCTTGCGCCTGCTGCGATTGCGCCGCAAGTTCGTCCGCGTTCGGCAAGCCCAAAGTCTCGAAAATAAACTTCGGCGGCAGAGCGCCTGTCTTCGAGAGCGCCATGACCAAGTTCTTCATCATCGACGATGACACGGCTTTCAGGTCCGCTTCGTCCATCTCGATGTCGGCCTCCGCGCCATCCGGTAGCGGCAGCCACTTACTCGATTGCTGTTTGCCGCGCGCCGGGCGCAACGTATCTTCCTGCCGCTTGAATCGAGCCATGGTGTAGAAAACCATACGGGAAAGACGCTGATACTGTTCGGCGAGGAGCCGCGCCTTCATGCGTACGAAGGTTTGACCCTGAAACACGGCTGCGTCGAACAGTTCGGGAGACACGTTCCCCCCGCCGGCCTGCCCCTGCCGTTCGGGTGTGGTGCCGGAATAGCGTGCTACCTTGGAAAGCAACAGTTCCGGTATCTGCGTCATGTGCTGCGGCATTTGCGGCGGCGAACTCATGGTCGGAGGTTTGTCGCCGTCGTACACTTGCACTTCTCCTGGCAACCCGCCGTAAGCGTCAATGTCTATGCCTGAATCCCGCGGAATCCAGCACTGCACGTTGTTGGTGCGAATCATGTTTTCGATGAGTTGGGTGTACATGCGCTCGGCGATGTCTTGCGGACTTTTGACATAACGCATTGGAGCAGGACCGTACATAGAATTGAGATGCGGCATTGACCAGATTCCAACGAATGGGAAAGTTCCGAAATCATCTTCTGGCAGTCGCGGTATAAAATTGGGTCCATCGGCGAGGATAATACCGTTGCATTCCACAATGAAACGACCATTAGGGAATTTCCACTTGTGCTTTGGCTGGACAACCAGTTCAAACCCTTCGCCCGCCTTAACCCCAGCAATTTCTTCCACCCGCTCTTTCGCATAGTCTTTCACCCATAGGTAGCGGACCCGGACGCGCGGGCCGTTTCTTTGATGCTCGAAGCCTTCCGGGGCGTCCACTCGCAAGGGACCCGGCGGCAACTCCATGGACAGGTCAAAACGTGACCCTTCCATTTCATTATCTTCGTAATCGTCATACCCTCCGCCAATCTTCACGTACTTGCCGCGATCGGGATACATGCGGCGAATCTCGTCCACGTAAAAATGCCGCTCTTTAATCAGGAAAGCCATGCTGCGGTCATCGACGGCGTGCGGATCGGGAAACACCGTGCTCGGATCATCGGCGGCAATCCAAACCATGCCCTTGCCGTTGCGCGCGTCGGGCGCGTAGCCCAACTGAATCCAGGCCGGATTGACGAATTGCGACCAGAACACGGCGTCGAAGATCCGGTTATTGAACATCCCTAGGCGCCACGCCGCATTGAACGCCTTTTCGCGCTCCACGTCGGCCTTGCCATCAACGCTTATATAGACTTTAGGGGTATCGTTTGTTAGGTCGGTCGCTTCGCAGCACATCAGGAATTGCGCTTCGGGGAGAATCACTTTGGGCCGGAAGGATGGCGAAGCGGTGGTCGGATAATTGTTCAGGTTGTAGAGCTGCACCATTTCCTGCGCGTGGTCGGAGCCCTGCTTCTGGTCGCGCTCCCGGCGGCTCATCTGCTGCAACTGGTCGATCTGGCGGGAAATCTTTCGTTCTTCGTTGGAAGGTCCGTAACTCTTTTTCTCGGTGCCCATGAGCACAGGAACGTAGCTGATGCTCATGTCTTTTCGACCTCGTAGATACGGCAGATGTCATCCATCTCTTGATACGAGTTTGGTAAAACAGCATGAATCCGAGTGCCTTCAGGAAGTGCCGGAATCGGATCGTCCTGACCTTGGCAGAAAGAGTCTACCTCGACCATATGCGCATTTATAAAAACAACATATCTTTTGTCGGGCTTCGTTTCGTAGGCCACGCCGACTTGTTTCCCGGCAAGCATCACAGGAATTGCGGTCAGCGCTTGCAGGAGTTTTCGGCGCTCCATTATTTTCTCCCCTGTCGAAGTTCAAGCGGTGGCGACCAACGTGGTTCGTTCTTATAAATCACTGTTCCCTTACAGGAGCAAAGATACTGCTGCACCGTCGGCAGGTTAATGGCTGTGTTCGGTTGCATCTCCCGGTTGCAGTGCGGGCATTTCGGCATTATTGAATCTTCCTTGGCGCTTCGAGGGGAATGCGGCTGAGTTCCTGTTCGCCGCGCAGCCAGGCGCTCATGGTGTCCACGGGATTGCCGGATTCCTCGGGACGTTCCACCGACTTCATCTGTTCCTTAACCTTGAACACCATTTCCATGTGGTCCTTCATATTCGTATACACAGGAACGAGTTCGCCGGCATTCTTGCACAAGGCGCGGCGCAGGTTGCGGCAGGCTTCGGTCCAGTTCGTCTCGCAGTCCTTGTCGAATTTCGCCCACATCTTATCGTAGGCGCGACGGGCGCGAGATGCTGCGCCTTCTTCTTCCCGAATTGAATCGTCTTCGGCCATTACATTTTGATTCGAGAGATGACTTTCTGTGTGCGTTGTTCTTCCTGATTGATCTCCCGAAGTTTATGCGCCAGAAGAATCTTTTCCTGATTCTCGAGGGCGCGCTTGGCGCGGTCCAGTATCGACATGGCAAAATCGAGCGGCACGGTCGGCGCGTCGATGTCGAGTTCCATGGTGTCGTGATGAAAGGTCAGGATGATCGTTGCGTCTTCCACTTAGGCTCCCGTTTGGCGTGCAGCGGCATCGAGTTCTTCACGAATCTTACGCGCTAACCTGATTTTGTCCACTTTTTTCTCCAAGTTAGCGGCTTTCTCGTCATCGAGAGACGTTCCGCGAGGACGCATGGGAAGGTTCAACGGCAATTCTTCTTGCCGTCGGATCGGGTCTGCGGCGATCACTTCCTTGGTCGGCTGCTTCTCGGGAATCGCTCGGAACACTTCGCCAAAACTGCCGAGATGCGTGCGTAGAACAAGTTCCTGCGACTTCGAATCCCAATCCTTGAGCAGCGTTACCGGCTGGTCGATCACGTCGATCTGGTCGCCCTTGATGCGGATTTCTCCGCCGTTTTGCCGGCACAGCGCCGCGATGATCTTAACGAGGTAGCTTTCGAGGCTCGCTTCGCCTCGTGTGTACGCTGGCATTTTTTTCCGCTCCCTTGTTTTGCTGTTCCTTAAGTTTTTGAATGAGCAAGTCGAGTTGCAAAATGTACCAAGGATTTGGTGGCATCATATACCCTGCAATCTGTCGATCTTGCGCTTGCCGGTCCCGCGCATGAACGTCGCTTCCCGGCGGCTGAGTCCCGCGCGGGCCATCTCACTCCACATTTCTTTTCGCAAAAATCCGGTCATTTCCTCTTTGATCGGCAATCCTTCGAGCATCTGTCTCGGATTCTCCGGGTCCATCGTGTTGCGGGGTGCGAACTTCATTCGCGCCGGGGGATATTGTTCCCTTGTTAAGGCCGCGATCATCCACGCCACCGCAATGTCGTCGTGCCCGCGCATCACTTCCCAGCGCCATTCCTTGATGGTCATGAGCGACAACTGGCTCATCAGCGCTCGATCGTTGATGACGAGTGCGCCAGGTTCTTTTTTGAGTCCCATGCGGATACCGCTTCTTGCGGCATCGACAATCAATCGGCGCGTAGCCTGGTTCATTTCAAAGCCGAGTGCAATGCTCTTGCTTTTCCCGCGCTTGCGGTCGTCGCGTCCCTTCCACTGGTAAATCCGTGGATACTTGTATTCGTCGCGCAGCTTCACGAGCGCCCAGCGACCCAGGTTTCCGGTCAGTTCGATGTTAACCATGGCCATGTTGAAAAAGCGCCCGCACATATCCAGTTGATCGGCCAGCACTTCCGGCGCAATGCGTTCCGCGAACCGGCAGGCCAACTCCCCGGTTTCGCCGCAAATGCACACGTAAGAAGCGAAATCACCTTCCTCGGTGCCGAGCGCCGCGTCCGAGCCCACGAAGTAGTGCAGTCCGTCGGTCTGCTTTCGCTCATTCAGGGGAAACTTCCACAGGAAAACCGGGCCTTGATCGTCCCGAATAAACTTGTATCCCGGCATCGAGCCGATACGCGCAAATTTCCCCCGACAAATGGGGTCTTTGATGGTCGATTCGGCGTAGGCCAATTCCTCACGCGGGAAGGCTGGGAAGCCCGACACCTGAAACGCTACTTCCGGGCAATGCGGGTAGTCGGTCAGCCACTTCACTTCCTGATCGCGGCAGTCGTCGGCCTTGGTTCGGCGCATCCAGGCGATTTGCTCGCGCGTGGCGTTGAACGGCGGAAGCATCAGTTCTTTTTCAAGGTCATCTTTTGGGGCGTCGTCAGCTTCTTCCGATGGCCGGCGGCACTGCGGATCATTCAGCCATCCGAGGAAAATGGGAACGTATCCGTTCCGGCCGGCGACAGCATTCTCCCAATACTCCGAAAACGCTTCTCCTGGCCCTTCCCGCCCATTGGCCGTCGATTCGATGACCACCACGCTGCCTTCGCCCTTGGACACTGAGGAGATCATGGCGGTAAAGGATTCGTCCGAGGGATAGAACGCGGCTTCCGAAAGATGTAGTGCCGAGAGAGTTCCACCACGGCCGGCGGACGGAGTTCCGGCGGTGGCCATGGTCATTTGACTATCGCCTTCGGGATGCGCGAAGCGCAGGCGTTTCTGCTGGATGTCTTCGTTCTGGAATCCGGGGAAAGCGCGCGAAAGGTCGGTCGGAACGCGAAACAATTCTTCCGCCGATCCTGCAAGGTGAGCCACGACTTTTGTATTCATATGCGGAAAGGCCATGGCAAAACACCAAAACAGGGCATCGGTTTGCGCGGAAACTCCCACGCGGCGGCTTTTGAGGTCGATCACGCGGATTTTACGTTCGCGCTTCCATTGGTCGCAGATCATGCGCCAGCGTAATTCCTGGTTGGGATTGAACTGAAACGGGGCCATGCGCTGCGTTGAAATGTGACGAATCGGAAGACGGGTCAACAGTTGACGGGAACGATCGAGCCACAGTGAGTCAGGCAGCGCCAAATTAACGCTCCTGTAATTCGCGTGCTTCGTCGAGGTGTTTCGCGGTGCGCATGTCGATGCGCAGTTTGTGGTAGTTCACGACACAGAGTTCGCCGCATAGATCGACGCGGGGAAACAGTCCGGTCTTGGGGTCTTGGTAACTCAGGTCGGTCATGCCGGGGCGTCCCGCGAAATGCTTGTGGCACATGAAGCAGGTATAGCCATCGTGTTCGGCGGTGTGCCGGGAATTGAGGATTTTACCGGCCTTCTCAAATTCGTTCTTCAGGATGGCGTAGAGCGATTCAGCTTGAGGCATGGACATGTTCTGCCAATCGACCGACACTTCAATGCTTTTTGAGTCTATTTTGAGCACTTGGTCGAGCGGCTGAACGGTTGGCGGTATTACATTGTGAGTCGGATTTTCTGCTGTAGCGAACGGCGCTTTAGCAAGGGCTTCTTGCAAGGCGGGATCGGCTTTGGCGGCCCTTTTCTTGGCGAGCATGGCTTTCATGCGCTCGGAAGCGGCGGCGCGCTGTTCAGGCGACATCATGTGGTTTTTTCTCCGTTCTCGTCGGCAACGAGTAGGCAGACCTTGAAGATTCGTATTTTACTTGTGCTTCGCGTGCGGCTTGGTGCTTCATAAACGCATCGAACTTGCCGCGCGCTTCTTCTTTTTCACGCGGGAAAATATTGATTCCCTTGCAGGTACGGCACTTGATGACGAAACACTCGTGGCGTTCCCCCTCAACGTATGTGTCGCTTCGAGGACAGACGCCTTCCAAATGATTCGCGCATGGTGGAACTTGCGGCATTCGCAATGAACATACGCTTGGGCATTGCCAGTGTCAATCGTTTCATGTATTGTTCGGCAATGCCTAGAGGACTTGGAACTAAAGGAATCTGTCAACTTCACCATCGGCCCTTTCCCTGTTTAGGGTGCCGGGCGGCCAAAGGCGGGCGGGTGTCTTCGCCTAGAAAAACTGCTGCCAACCGATTAAAGGCAAAAGCCGCAGCGCAAGCCCGTTGGCATCCAGAGAAAAAAGCAGTCGCAAAATAGGAGGGCGTATTCCCGGTTTTGGAGAGATGTGCGTTAGCGGCCACCACGGCGATTGTCATGAATCGCAATGTAGGTGTTTATGCCATCAATCTGTTCAGGAAATGGTTCGCGGTGCGGCGCAGCGCCCGAAAGTTACTCCCACGCTTTCCTCCATGGTTTGCCCGCAGTGCTCGAAACCCCCTCGAATCGGTGATACCTTTTGTCGTGCCGATGGCGCGCGCCTGCTGGCCGGGAAGCAATGTGCCTGCGGAAAAGCTGCGGAACCTGATGATTCTTTCTGCGGCGGCTGCGGTATGCAGTTTGGCGCGGCGGTTGTTCCGGTTCCGGAACTAAGCGAAGCCGAAATAAAAGCGCTCGAAGAAAAGGCCCGCACCCGCCCGTCCGACGTAGAGGTTGCGCCCGTGGAGGTCCGGTAATGGCCACCGTCACGAAAAGCCTGTATGACCGGATGATTGCCGACCGTCCCCTGAAATTCGCCGAGGAAGAAGTGAATTACCGGGATTCGACCGAAGATGCCCTTTGCGGCAAGTGCGTCCACTTTTTCACGCGCGAAGTAGACAAGCATCACACCTGTGAAATTTTCCGCCCGAAAGATGATGCTTCGATCGAACCGAACTATGTGTGCGATTTCTTTTCCGCCGACGGTGAGGAATTTCCGTTACTGGACGACTGATGCCAGTCTACAAGCAAAAGATCGTCTTCCGAACCAATGGCGTCAACAATCCCAATCAAACCGTTTTAGACCTTGTAGCCGGATCGAATATCACCCTGACCGTGATGCAGGAAGAAGTTATTATCTCGGCATCGGGCGGCGGTGGCGGCACGACTGCTACCTTTGTCGATGACGAGACGCCGACCGGAGTGATTGACAGCGCCAACACATCTTTCGCGGTGGCTACGGCACCCGATCCCCAGGATTCCCTCGAACTGTATCTGAATGGAGTGTTCCAAGACTACGGCGTGGATTACACCTTGGCCGCAACTGCCATCACCTACGCGAATCCTCCGCAAACCGGAGATGTGCTCTTGGCCTATTACCGCCTAGCGACCGCAGGGCCAGCTGCGACCTTTGTCGATGATGAAACACCCATGGGCACCATCAACGGCATCAACGATACTTTTATGCTGGTGAACGCTCCGAGTCCAGGTAATTCCCTCAAACTGTACTTAAATGGGCTTCTTCAGAATTACGGTGTGGATTACACTCTAGCCGGGTCCACCATCACGTTCGCAGCGCCGCCACAAACGGGAGACATCTTGCTTTGCAATTATAGGTTCTAAATGACAAAAATTAACCTGTCGGAACAAGCCGCTGCTCTCGGAACAGATGGGCAAGCCATTTACAATAATTTGGGCACTCTTTCGGCAAAGAATTTTCCGACTGGTACGAATTTCTCCCTGAATGGCAGTTCCTCGAGTGTATCTCTTGTGGCTGGCGCCGGAATCACACTCAATAGTGGCGCATCCAGCATCACCATCGTCGGAGCAACAACCGCAGCCACAGGCACACTCTATGTTTCAGCCACCTCTGTCGCTGGAGGAGCAACTGCCGGAACAGTCACCTCGGCACCGATTGCCAGCACGCTTTCTCTCGTCGCGGGAACCAATATCACCCTCAGTCAAGCGAGCAATGCGGCAATTACCATTATCGGCCCGGCCACCGCTGCCGCAACAAACTTCGCTCTCAACGCATCGACGAGTTCTGTTTCGCTTGTTGCAGGTGCAGGGATTGGTCTGGCCTCAAATCTTTCGACAATCTCGATTTCCGCGAGTGTGCAGACTTCCTCGATTTCGCTTTCGGCGCGCGGCGTAACGACATCCAGTTCAGCAGGAACCTTTTCCAACCTGCTGAACGTCTCTGGTGCCGGGATTATCAGCGTCGGCGTAGGCGCAGGCAGCATAACGATTTCCGCTACGACTCCCGCGGTGACAAACTTCAGCACCATTTCCCTGACAGCGCTCGGAAATACTACCAGCAGTAATGCCGGTACTTTTAATAATCTGCTTAATTTCTCGGGAGCGGGAATTGCAAGCGTGGGCGTGGGCGCAGGCGGCACAGTAACTATTTCCGTCCCGGCACCTGCCGCCGCTACGAATTTTTCCCTGAACGCTTCTTCCTCGAGCGTGTCGCTGGTCGCAGGAGCAGGAATCGGACTCGCCTCCAACCTTTCGACGATTACGATTTCGGTTTCCACGGCGGCTACGAATTTCGCGCTCAATGGCTCGACCTCTAGCGTTTCGCTTGTGGCCGGCGCCGGGATTGGCCTGGCTTCGAACCTCTCTACCATCTCGATTTCGGCGAGCGTGCAAGCGGAAGGAACGCAGACCATCAGCGCCTCGGGTACATCGGTCACCGGAACGGCTATTTCTCTTGCTTTGGTTGCTGGAGCGAACGTCACCCTGAATACCGCCACGGCAGCCGGCGCTATGACCGTCTCGATCGCCGGTCCCACCGTCCCCGCCGCTACGAATTTCTCGCTGAATGCCAGCTCCTCAAGCGTGTCTCTCGTTGCTGGCGCGGGCATCGGATTCGCTTCCAACCTCTCGACCATCACGATTTCCGTTTCCACGGCCACGCCGAGCGTCGTGAGCGGTTTCGGAATTAGTTCCATTACCGCCGGAGGAGCGACAGCGGGAACAACAACGACTGCCACTGGAACGATTCTTTTAGCTGCTGGATCGAATATCACCCTGTCCTCGTCGGCAGGCGGAATCACTGTCATCGGCCCCAATCCGAGCGCTGGCGCAGCCGGAACAAACACGATTTCAGCATCCGGTACGTCGATCGTCGGCACCGCGCTCTCTCTCGCTCTTGCGGCAGGCGACAACATCAGCTTGCAGACGGCCACCGGCGCCGGTTCCATGACCGTTTCTGTGAGTGGATTGAATGCTCTTTCAGCCAGCGGTTTTGCCTCCTCGACCGGCACGATGACTCTTGCCGCCGGAACCGGGCTTTCCATAACCACCGCAGCCTCAGTCATTTCGTTTCTGACCTCTGGTACGGCCAGCTTGCTCGCCTCCAACATCAGCCTGACGCAGAATATGTCGTTGCAAGAAATTGGCGGGTCCATCGCCAGCGCCAGCGGAACGGTCACTGGTACCGCCGGTTTTGGCAGTTCCCTGTTCCTGCAACGCATGTTTGTGCCGGCAGCCATGACCTTGAGCGAAATAGACCTCGCCCTGGCAATGTCGTTCAATGCCACATCGAACGGCGCCGGAACCCTCAGTCAATCCTTTGTGGTCTATTCCTTCGTCAACAGTTCGTCGCTAGCCAGCGTAGCCAGCGCATCGGCAACCTTTGCCTGGCAGACCGGCACATCGACCTCTGGCGCTGTTGTGTCGCTCACGCAGTTTCAAGGTGGCTGGTCGGTGCCGAAGATCCATCCCATGACTTTCGCCACGACCAGCATTCCGGCAGACGAATATGTGGTCGGCAACCTCCTGAACTTCGCGCAGGCATCGAGCACCTGGACTATCAATCTCCTGGGAGCGGTTGCTTCGGTCACTAACAGCACAACGATTTCGAATGTGACCAGCATCAACACCACAGCCGTTTCCGGTTTGAGCAATGCGGGAACGGCGCAAGTTGTGGTTCTAAGCAATGCGGGCACAGCGGCTATTAATAACTACGAACTGAGTTCCAATACGTTTGCAGGATCGGCGGCGAGTGCCATCGCCTCGGCCACGTCGATTTCCACGAAGACATTCAGCATTCAACCACGCACCATATTCAGCGCCGCGCCAACGGTAGCCAGCAGGACGGTATTCACCGCTGCACCTACAGCAATCACCGCCGTCAGCACCGTTTCCGGCGTAACGCAGTCAATCGTGCCGCAATACCTGACCGTGCCGAATCTCGTGTACATCGGAACCGGATCCACGACTTCGGCCTTGCCCAGCGTGTTCCTGGCCGGGATTATGAGCACGGGCGCTATTCCCGTGTCCATCAACATTACGTCTACAGCGGTTACCTATTGGGGAACGGCGGCGGGCGCTCAACCGTACTTCGCCTTGGTTGGTAGTTAAGCATGAAGAAACTTCTTCTACTTCTGGGAGTGCTGCTCGCCATCCCAGCAGCCTCCCGTGCGCAGTCTATGGGAACCTGCTGGGGTAACGCAATTGCCGGTTCCACATCCACTATCACGGCTGCGGTTACTCCGACTGGCGGATCTGGTCATGCTCTGGTGGCCATGGGGAATCAAGGCACTGGAAACACTACGGAAGTTTTCAGCGACAATTCCGGCTCTAATATCTGGAATCATCCCTCGGCGGTACAAGCCAATGCCGTGGCCGGAGTTTGGGGTGTGGACGGGTATGTGCTCGATCCGGTGGGCGGAAGCTACACCGTGACCTTAACTTTTGGCGCGCCATCTGTCTTTTCATCCATGGAGGTCTGTGAACTTTCAGGACTCGTCGCACCGGCAACCCTCGATTCCGGAGCAACCACGGCTGGCGTGCTCACCATTTTTAACACGACTTTTACCAGTTCATCCTTTACTACTACCTCTCCCGACCTGATTGTCATGCTCGCCGCTGTCAACAGCGGTGCCCGCACCTGGAGTGTTGGAACGATTGCCGGAGTTACAGCAACATTGGGGACTGGAGCCTTCGATAATGGCAGGGAGTGGGCTAACGTAAATTCCCCACAAACGGGAACGGCGAGCATGAATTTCGGAACGAATCAGGGATGGGTCGCTTTCACCATGGGATTCAAGACAAATCCACCACCAACGATTTATATGCTCGTCGCTCGAAGTTTCATTCCGCCGATCCTCGTGGCTCTCAAAGGTGCCATCGGGTTCTTTTTCTACTTCGTCATGTTTATGGCCTTTGTCTCGATCATCATTTCCAACTGGCACATGGTCAAGAATTTCTTTCTGTCCATCTTCCGGGTGGGAAAGCGCCATACCAATCGTCTCCTCGATCGCAACGCTGCCGAAATTAGAAAGCGCATGAACGAAGAGAAGCGCGAAATGGCAAGGATTCGAAAATGAAGAAACCCAAACAATTTCCATCCTGGTTTGTGCCGGAATCTGGCGGGCGGCATAACCGCAATCTCAGCCAGTCCATCGCACGCCTGGAAACGGCCAAGTCCTACAAGGATTTATCGACGGTCATGGTCCTGCCGACCCGCGGCATGATTCCCGCCAAGGTCTGCAACGCGCTGTGGGGGATGATTACGCCGATGAATCAGAAGTTTCTGCGCATGGTCATCGAAGGCGAGGAAGTCGGCAAAGCGTATAACGATTCGGTGGAGTCGATTCTGGCGCATCCGGAACTGTCCAAATGGAAATACATGCTCACCGTCGAGGAAGACAATCTTCCGCCGCCGGACGGCCTATTGAAACTGTACGAGTCCATCGACAAGTTCGATGCCGTGGGCGGGCTCTACTGGACCAAGGGAGAAGCTGGAATGCCCATGATCTACGGTTCTCCCAAGGAAATGCCTAAAGAGTTTAAGCCGCAGGTGCCAATTCCAGAATCAATTCAAGAATGTAACGGCTTAGGAATGGGCTTTACCTTGTTCCGGATTTCGATGCTGAAAAAGATCGAAAAACCATGGTTCAAGACGGTGCAAGAATACCAGCATGGGCAGGGAGCGCGTTTAATGACGCAAGACCTTTTCTTTTTTGAAAAGGCCGGCAAACAAGGGTATCGTTTTGCCTGCGATACGCGCTGCAAAGTCGGGCATCTCGATCCAAATTCGGGAGAAATCTGGTGAAGCAAAAACAACTAATCAAGCTGAATATCGGCGACGGCTGCCCCGAAGGATTCAAGGATATTCCTACGCCGATCGACTGGCGATCCCTCAAGAAAGAAAGCGTCGAGGAGTTTCGCTGCGCCTACTATTTCCAGCAGATACCCGGCAAAGAGCGCGGGCCGTGGATGGATGAACTCTGGCGCGTGCTCGTTCCCGGCGCGAAAGCCTTGTTCATCACGCAATACTGGACTTCCTTCCGAGCGTTCATGGACTATCGCAGCGAGTGGCCGCCGATTGTCGAGCAAAGCTATCTCTATTTCAACAAGGCGTGGCGCGAATCACAGAAGGTCAACTGGTGCCACTGCGATTTCGAGATTGTCGGGCAGGGACACATCCCCGATCCCGAAGCGCAAGGGAAGGCCCAGGAAGTGCGCGACCACTGGATTAAGCATTACGCGAACGCAGCGCTGGACTTGCATCTCGTCGTACAGAAGAAAGCCTAAGCCCACAAACAGGATCTACGTGGGGCGTGAACTTCGCACAAAATTCCGCAACCGTTGCACCAGGTTCCTTGCTCGACAATTACGGTCGATTCGCTCTGGCAGTTGGAACAGGGCTCTCCGCGGTTCTTCTGGCTCCGGAAATAGTAGTGGTACATCACCTGCGGGATGACGTGTTCCGTTTTCAGAACGCCGCGCTTTCGCATCCGGTCGGCCCAGCGTACATCCTCTCCGTGCCCACCTTCGAATGGCTCCGCGAGTGCCAGTTCCCGGCGCATCGGGTTGATGTGGGAAATGTCCCGATAGAATCCATCGTCGTTCTCGAACCAGCTACCATACGCGAGCGAATGATATGTCTTCTTGGGAAGACGCATGGCGTTGATGTAGCACTGCACCTGAAAGCCGATATAATCGACCCCATTGAGCAGCGGCAGGATCGTTTCAAGGTAGTGTGCATCCGGAAAATCGTCATCGTCAAAAAACGCCACATATTCACTTTGCGAGGAGCGTAAAAGCATATCCCTGTTTTCGCCGAGCGTGTAGGTCGGGTCGCACATGCGAACGCGCGTTGCGAAACTGTAGTTGTAACCGGAACGCTGCCGGGAAAATTCCTGAAGGAGTCCGTACAGGAAACCCTTGCGCGTCGGCATGGTCAGGATCAGGAGTTCAAATTTCATATCCTATCCCAAATGCTTCCACAGTGATTGCAATGAAACTTACCCACTCCAATCGCCACGGTCGAGAGGCTGTCGCAGTGTGGGCACATGCCGGCGCTGCGAATATTGTTGTGCGGCGGAACCCACTTCGAAGTATCGACGCCGCGTTGCATGAGCGCGGCGAGTTTATTGGCATCGCGCTGGCGCTCATTCGCCATTTCCGGGCTGTAATACAGCGTTTCGGGATCGTCCTCGGCATGGCGCTGCAAGCGTTCTCGGGTGTTCTCGTCCACCGCGGCCATGCCCTGCGAATAGTGATGGTGCTCGATATTGAAGTTCAGGAAGCGTCTCCTGCCGATCATGTTGGCCAGTTCACAAATCCAGGCGTCCCCAAAATCCGAGGAGAAGTACGGCGGAATAAAATAGCCGAGCGCCGTCACCCATTTTCGATGCACGAAGGCGTGCGGTCCGAAGTTGCTGCCATGGCCGAACACATCTGATCCATGCGCCAACATGATTTTGTCGGGCACCTCGGAAAAGGCTTCCTCGAGCATGGCATCCCAACCGGGTGTCTTGAACACAATGTCATCGTTGGCCTGACAAACAATATCCCCGGAACAAGCGACGAAGCATTCGTTCCAGTAAATCGTCATCTTGCGCAGACGCGGACCAATGAGTTTAACGATACGCTGACTGTTCGTGGCTGTTATTTTAATATCCGGGCACTCCATGAAACTTTCAATGTCATCTTCATCGAAGCGCACCACAATTTCAATCTTAGTGAGATCGTCAGCGGTATCGAATACGCTTTCGCACATACGCCTGATAATTTCAGGACGTTTGCGGGAAGGTAAGAGCAAAGAAATCATCGGATAGCCGCCTCGTAGATGGGACGCACCGCTTCAATCGAGAATGTTTGTCTGCCAATTTCCCGGCTGCGCTCACCGCACAGTTGCGCGTATCGGGGCTTCGATAAACACAAGTCAATAAATTCACACATCCCCTCGAAGCGATCCGTGCAAACGCCGTTGTCCTCGATGTAGTCGGCGTAGGACAGTCCTGGCTGATCCCGCGCCACGACTGGCATTCCCGCGCACATGGCTTCGGTGAACGAAGTGCACAAGGGCCGGCCACCCGAGCGATCGAGATTCACGAACACCCGGTACTCGCTCATCATCTCCGCCATCTGCCGTGAAGTCTTAAACTCCATGGCTCCATCATGATGGTGCATCTTCCCCGGAAAGCGTTCGCACAAGCGTTCCCAGAGATCGACGCCGCATATCGTTTTATCCGCGGGACGCCACAAGTCTTTGCCGGCGAGAACGAACAGGGCTTCTTCGCGCTTTCCCGTCCATTCACGCTCGAACCACCAGTCGCCGACGGGCACGGGAACGAACTTCGCCTGCGGATATTTTTCCTGCCAATACGGAACCGCCGATGGCATTCCAAGGAAGATAGGAAAATCTTTAATCTTTTTCTTGTAGTGCTCCGGGAGATAGTTCGGATGATCGTACCAGCACACAAACACCAGGATGGGGCATTCGACGCGATGGCAATGGTTCTTCCAGTCGGCGGCGTAATTGAATGTTTCGACCGATTCGATCAGCAGATCGAACTTCGAGAAGTCGCATTCCGAGTAGGGTTTTTCCTCGAAACGAATGTCCAGACCAACTTCCTGCCATTCCGCGATGCGGTCTTTGGCTTTGGCGAGATTGAGAATCTTCTTGTCCCAACTATAAAGCTGATCGCAGGGCGGGCCGATGACAGTAAGGCCGGGAAAGATCGCAGCCATTTTTTCCACGAGAGCTGCAACCGTTGGGTAAACGAGTCCGACCTTCATGTGCCCATCTCCGGTAATTGCACGTTCACGAGTCCCCAATCGGGCTCATTCCGTTGTCCGACGAGCCGATGAATGTCCGAGGAGTGAATCGACATTCTGCCCACATGCGCGGAGCGGTCATGCTCCTGGTGGAAGATCGGATTCTTCAGTTCCACTTTGCCCATGCCGATTTTTACCGCGCTCCAGCACAAAAGAGAATCTATGTGCGAATAACTCACCACGTCGAGATAGCCCGTCAGAAATTTCCACTTGTTCGCGTGCATCAGAATGAAGTCGCCGGGACCGTGAGCAATCTGCACGAGTTTGCCGTCACGGATGTCGTGCCGCGCCGCATGATAGAACGCGCCGGGCAAGAGCACATCGGATATTTCCGCGCGCACTTCCGGTGTCAAGAGGATGTCCGGATTCATGCACAGAATCCATTCGCCGTGTGCGCGACGGATTCCGGCATTCTTGGCGCGATACTCGAAGAATGGCAAGAGGTCAGCGCCGTGCATCTGGTTGTGCAAATCGCGTTCCACGGTGATTACCCGGATGCCCTTATGCTGGATAACTTTTCGGATGGGCGGACGATCTTCCGGAGGATTCCATTCGACGAAGATAATCTCCGCTTTGAGCGGCAGGATGGTTTCGATCGAGCGGTTCATACGGTCGAGGAAGTCGCCACAATGGTTATCGTTCCGCCCGGAGAGCACCACGGTCAGGTTCACCGTGCCCGCTCTCTTACTTTGCGCCACAATCCGCGATAGTTTGGATCTTGAGGCCAGAGTCCAGCGTGATACCAGCGACGAAGATTTTCTTCATGGACACCGAGTTTATCGGCCCAATCTTGCAGAATCATCGTTTCATTGCCAACAGTGATTCGGATATTTCTTCGGAAGTTGCGACACTGTTCCCAATGTGTGATCCATCGGCAATTCCCCGGTTCGTAGTTTCCGTCATTGTTAATGCGGTCCAACTGTTTTCCTTTAGGTTTCTCTCCCATGTCAGCAAGGAAGTTTACAAATACTTTCCATCGGTCACAGACAGTTATTCCACGAGCACCGTAGTAACGATAAACAGGAGATTTAGAATTAGAGCATCTCTGAATCATATCGGCCCAACAAGTATAGATGGGGCTTTTACGTCCGGTTACGCAATGAAGGTGCGTTTTTGGCATTTATCTGTTCACTGGACGAAGAGAGATGTTTTCGGTGATCCAGTCGTGAAGCATCTTCCGAGCCTCATGTAATTCCATTCTGGTCATCGTTGGAATATCCATGGTAATCGTATCCGGGTTCTCTGGGTCCAGCTCCCACATGGATGAAAAGTTACTTGCTGTTATAGTTACTCCGAACCGTTCCGGATGACTCCATACCTCGCACCCAGGAAATGGTTGAAATTGGTGAAGACTCGCGGCATCTGGACGGCACTTCTCAAGCCATTCTTGCATTTCGTAAATGGACTCCCAAGTTTCACCGGGAAAGCCGATGAGTAGATAAGCCCTAGTGGCAATACCCGCATCTCGACAAAGTTCAATACCCTTGGTGTTGGCTTCTGGCGTGGTGCCCTTGTTCATTTCCTTGAGCATCCTCCGACTGCCATGCTCGACGCCAAAACCTAATTCGGTGCAACCGAGTTTGGCCATATCCCGGAACAGTTGCGGATCGAAAAGATTCACTCTGCTCCAACCGCGCCACAGCATTCCGTAGTCGTGAAAAAGCGCGGCAAGTTCCCGGCAGCGTTTGGCCTTGATCGTTAGAACATCGTCCCACACACGCAATGCCGTTACGCCGAGTTCGGCGAGCGCTTTGACTTCCGCTTCGATTTGCTCGAAGGTTTCTTCGCGGAGTTTCGTTCGTGCGTCAGCGCAGAAAGAGCAACCGTAAGGACACCCGCGAGCAGTCCACAGCGATCCAATAGTTCTTTCAGCAGCGTCGATAGAGTGTCCGTGGATGGAAGCGACTTGGAGTCCACCTTTTTCATAATTCCCCCAAAGATCATAGGCTGGAAGTTTCATCTTGGTTACGTCGGGGAGCGGCGGCGAGGGATTGTGCTGCATTCCGAACGGGCCGAACCAGGCAACTCCGGCAATGCGCGTCACATCCTCTCCCCGGTCCCAGGCGTTGCAGAAATCGACAAACGATTCCTCGCACTCCCCGGTCATCAGGAAATCGAACCCTTCGAAATATTTCTTCTGCTTGAATTGCGCGTGCGGTCCTTCGATGATGTAGGTGACGTGAGGGCCGCCGGCCACCTTCACCTTGGCCGGCCACAGCGCGGCCAGTTGTCCGCCAAACTCGGCATTGGGAGTGACGATCGACACACCCAGGATGTCGCACGGTTCCATCTTGTCAGGATCGACTTGCAAGCGATTCGTTTCAGGATCAAATGTCGAGATGCGGTGGCAGTCGATGATTTTGACTTCATGGCCCGCTTCGCGGAGAGCTGCGCCGAGATACAAAAGACCAAGCGAGGCGTGTAGGCTTGGATTAAAAAGCGCAAACGATGGACCGCCAGCAAGAATCACTTTAGCCATAAATTTGTCGTGCCGATGAAGGAGTGGGAAGGTCTATCCCATTGACATCATACCTGTATAGAGTCAGGCGTGTCATGTGATGCGGCCCCACTCTCCCGAGGAAACGCATAGCTCCATTACGGCAAACGCCTCGGTCCATGCCTTCACTATCCGCATTCCCTTGACGAATCGGCACGTCCCCCTTTCGGGAAATTGAATGTATTTACAATATCCTCCTGCACGCCGAAACCCATGCGCGCATGAGTGTAGCAGTTTCGTGATAAAAAGGATTAGACTCCTGGCACAGAAATTCCGCAAGCGACAAGTAGGCTTCCTCGACCGTGGTTCCCGTGAGTTTTGCTTCGATGAGTTTCGGCAGCAATTCCTCGAGCAGTAGAATCGGCCCAATTTCCTTTTGCACATCCTTGAGATAGACATGCGAATTTCTTTTGTGCGTCACGACCGGTGACCCGAAGCGAGCGGTCCAACCCATATGCTTCGCTACTTTTAAGGCGAAGTAACCCTGAAAGATGTCGCCGAAGCGGTCCATCATGCTGGTCATGCGGATAAAATAATACGCGGGCATGAGGTCCCGGTGCACGGCGGTATTTTGAGAGTTAATGGGGCACCAGGTATTCTTCCCAAGAACCACGGAATCCACCGGGCGCACCGGATGAAAGGGAGTGTACAGCCAAGTCAGGGCATCGAGGTCAGGGTCACCAACCCACATTCCGGCATTCAGATAGACAGAATTATCGTTTTTCTTAATTACGGGATAAGAGTTTTCTCCTGTCCTTTCGTAATAGGGAAATCCTCTAGGATAAACGGACGACCAGCCAAGTAAATTACAATTATTAAACCAGTCTGCGTTTACTTCCCCTTCATTGCTACTTAATAATCCGCGTGCATGTTCACCGATAAAATCCTGATCTTCCGGCGAGTAATTATCATCATCGATGGACACAATCATCTCGGCGCCACCCGCAAGAGCCATAAGGTATCCGACGTTGCGGCGATTGTCGGAGTTCCAGGGGATGTCATCTCTTGAAAAACCAATGCGATCGAGAAACTTTACTTGCTCTAATCCTCGAACTTCTTTTACCCCGCCCGGAACAAAAAAAGCAGGGGTCTTCGTATCGGTAATCAGGTAGATAGTTGCTTCGCGTCCATACTTGGCGAAATTAGCGAGATAACCGTTCAGGAGTTCCGTGCAATCGTGGATGCTGGTAACGACGATCGCGGCTTTCATAGGGTGATATCATCTTGTCTCAGGACGCGTCTGCGGCCCCTGGCACTGATAGAAACCAACCGCTTATATAGATCCCCGCCCCCTTTAAGCGGTGAATCCCGATTAATGGAATCATACGTTGCGAATGCCAGTTTTCTTTTAGTCGTCGATTTGTAGTCCCACGGAATATCGTAAGGTACATGCCACCAAGGGTGACAGGAAGTAGCTTCTGCGATTTCGATGCGATACCTCGTAACATTGGCAATATGTCCCGTTCCCTTGCAGCGAGGACATTTCATGCCTTCCTCGCAACCAAAAGCAAATGATGGCCGAGGAACGGTTCAAACCAGCGATGCGTCACGAGGTTCCAGGGAAAGGCTTTTTTCCACTGATGCTGTACGTACTCCTCAATCCGCCATGGGAAAATATGGGTTTTTTTAATCGACACCACTTGAAATCCACAACTTTCGAGGAGCCGCTTCGCTTCGCTCGCCGAATACCATTTCACCAGGGGACATCCCGCCTGCGCTTCCGGCTGCGCCCCCATTAAATTCTTCCAGCTCCACTTCGCGTAGAGCATGATGCGCAGTTCCCCGTCATCAGCGAGTTCCCGGTGCGCGAGGCACAAAACCTTTTCCGGATGCGGGGTATGATGCAGGACGCCAAAACTGTAGATCAAATCAAACGGACCCGCCGGCAAAAACTCTTCCGCATCAGCTAAAATAAACTTTACGGGGGCGTCGATCTGCGAAGCGCGCGCCGCCGCTAACCGCAAACTCTCGACCGACGCATCCACCGCCACGACTTCCGCCCCAGCCCCTAAAAACTGCAACGTGTCGGTGCCGATCCCGCAGCCGATCTCCAAAACCCGCTTGCCTGTCCAGTGAGAAAAGTCAGCGAAAGAAATAATGTGCGGCTCGACTGTGTACTTCCGGATGGACACTTCTTCCGACCACAGCGGCGTGCCGACGGGCGCCGTGCCATGCCGTACGTTACATGGCCTTTTGTTCCAGTAGTCGGTGAGTTCATTCATAGAATGGGGCTTCATGCTCTCCATCAAAAGTGCCTGATTCAATCATGTACCGAAGCGCCTCTCTTAATTCCGGGGAAGAACGCAGTTTCTTCATTGCCGATTCTTCGGCCCAGCGCGCTTGTTGCAGCGAAATACCCAATTCCTTCGCTACTTCCTTCAATTCCTTTACGAAGTGAATGTTAGTTCGCACTGCTCTTTGCTCCGAATCGCTTCATCGTGCCTCTTGAACATATCCATGCGCTCACAAGTCCAGAGCGGAAAATTAGAATCACAGGAATCCGCTTCGACGGCATGAGCATGTTGCAGTTTCCGCAGCGTGCCAGCTCGCCCGTAGTGAAATTTCCTGCCACAGCCATGCGCCAGATCACTCCATCGCTGTGCCGTCAACTTGAATTTGTCCGTGCCGCCCAGGAATATGCCGCAGAAAAAATGCAGCACTTCGGACACTTCGGCTGTGCTCATTCCATCCTGTACAGCCAGATACCAGGGCCAACTATTCCGCAGTTGCAAACGCCAACCCAGCGAAAATTCAAGGGAATTGCGACCACCCGCCACAATATCCGGCACCACCGCTATGATTGGATCGGAATTGACTTTTTCCGCTGCGTCCAATCGGCGTAAAAACTGATCGGCAGGAAACGATTCCCCGCGCGTCCAGGCCACATATGCCCCATTGTCAAATCCCCACGGCTCGAACTCGTATGGAGTAGCTGGCCTGGTGGCGAACATTCGTCCCCATCCCCAAGCCTTCAGGAGTGCTATATTTTTTCGGCTGCGCGTATCTCCAACCATGATTTTCATTTAGAAACCATCTGATTCACGAGGTCAGCGGCTTCGGAGAGTGCGGCATCGACCCCCACTTTCTCCGCGGTGTACCGGAACATGCGGTTGTCGCGGGGAAGGCATGGACCGGAATAGGGTCTGCCTGGTTCCAGATAACACGGATTGATGCGTGGGTCGGCGCCTACGGCTTCCATGATCTTTTTCGAATCGGCGCCCATTTTCTTGGCCACGAGATGCAACTGATTAGCGAGAGAAATCTTCATGGTGAGCGCGCAGTTAAGCGTAATCTTAGCCAGTTCCGCCTCTATCAGCGACATCCGGATAATCGGCACATCGTTGATGGCCTGATACAGCCGCTCCGCCCGATCCCCGGCAGCTTTCGACCCTTCCCCAATCAACGTGAATGCCGGATTCACCAGGTCCGCGTCCACGTACTCGAGCCTGATAAATTCCGGCTTATAAACGATGTTATCGCCCACAATCTTCCGAAACTCATCGCACGAGCCCGGCACCGTCGTACTCGTCACAATGTAGAGGTAATCACGTTCCATTTGTGGCCTATGCCGTTTGGCACTGCTCGCAAATTCGGTTAAGGCAGATAACAGATATTCGTTTGAGAATGATCCATCAGCAAGAGAAGGAGTCTGCACAATGAAGATTGTGGCTGTTGTGACCAGTACAGCACTATCGACATCGAGCGTCTCGGAAATATTCTTGTCACGATCGTACCCAACCGCCTTAAACCCCTTGCGGCGCAGCATCCCCAGGATCGGCCGACCCACCTTCCCCATCCCGCATACGCAAATTCGCTCCGTCACCGCTTTTTCACCCCGCACAATCGACAATACCCCTTCTCGAACCGGTGCGCGCGCCTTCGGCGCCCATCGACGATACACGTATTCTTGGATGACACCCGCATAAGCAATTCTTCTTGAAACACAGCCCGTGCCGCCCCGCACGACAATTCCCGCTCTCCCGTGCCACCGATCGCTGGTCCAGCTTCGCCACCCGCTTCAAGAATGCACCTTCCCAGAAGTCCACTTTACCTCGTTCGTCTCAAACTCAACCTCACCCAGCGCTCCACACTCCGGACACCAAAAATACTGCCCGCTACTACATGTTCCGCGGGAACACAGATACCAACTCTCCTCATGCTTCCCGTGATGCACCGGAAAAACCAATTCCTTAAATACCTTAGTACCGCTCGTCTTTGCCACGATACGCCGTCCCCCACTTATGCTTCCGTACCTCCCGCATATCCTGGCACGACCTGCACCAACATTCTTGCCAAATCGACTCTGCCTTGTGTATCTCGATCCTTTCGTACTTATCGTGCAAATACCCCAACCCCTTATCCACAGGCATCTCATTCATTCCGTCACCGCCTTCCCCCCACACTGCCAACACCGATAACCCTTCTCAGTCCCATGCTTACACCGCGCCACAGCCTTCGGATTCGCGTTCCGGCAGTGCGCGTATGGACACTTCCCCGGTCCATACCCGAAGTCATGGTCACATGGCTGACCCATTGCATCGGCAGCAGGCTCCCGTCTCTTTGCCTCTCGTACCGGCTCAACCCGCTGCACGTCCGGTACTGCACTTCTTTCCTCGTTACACCGCCCTCGTACCCATTCCGATAAACTTTCTCCATTTTCTCCCGCCTTCCGCTTCCACTCCTCAAGCTCCGCGCTCGGCAACCGGAACTTGATCGTCGCGTCATTCATGTGGGTACATCTACCCGTTGTGGGTACAGATGTCAAGGTTTTTGTGGGTACAATATAGGATTTGTGGGGACAATCTAGTTGGGCAGAAATTCCCACTATTCTCGATGAAGGCCTAGCTGTAGAGATCGACCCCGGACCCGCATTAGTGACCCGGCCGGCTCGAAGTTTTCCGTAAGGGTACCCACGAAAATGCCCCCGGACACGCTCGCAGGATACCGCGGTAATCGTCTGCCGATGCGCTGCTAATCCGCTGCCAGTTATGGAGCTCCCAACTGGCCAGCAATCGGCAAAGCATCGGCGGCTAATTGCCCAACTAACTGCCCAACTAAATGTAGCATGGAATGTAGCAGGACTATCTAAGTACAGTGGAATGAATGTGTGGCAGAGAGTATATCATTCTAACCCTAGCATCTTACGCTCGAATTCGCGTTGCTTCTTTTCCGCTCGCATCTTGGCCTGAACTGCGCGTGCGATGGCCGTAGGATTGATCCCGCGCTTGCGGTAGTTTGCTTGTGCGCGCCGGCCGTTACGCGTGGCTATCATCATCAGCGCGTGTGCGCGACGTGCGGATGCGCCTACACTCTTCCACTTTTCGATTCTCGCCAAAATAGCAGCACTTGTCTTCACAGAAGTAAGATCACCTACGTACGGGGCGGAAAGCAAGGACAAAAACGTAATACGCTAACAGAGATAAGAACCTTTAAGTACCGAGAATCGAGTGTATTAGCGCCGAAACTGAGAAATGTTGCGTTAGTGCGAAGATAATGCTTGACATCATGCCTAACTTAATATAGGATGCGTGTAGGTAAGGATAGCGTCCTTAACCTACAGGAGGATAAATCGAATGTTTGAAGCAATTAGCCTTAAATCAGCACCCGAAGTCAAGAAAGTCATTACCGTCGCGTTTCCCAGCTATAAGAAACACAATGCTTTCCTGTCCGAATTTCACCCGATGCAGATTAACTCGTATTGGGATGGCGGTTCGCGTGATTACTTCGCCATCGTCGAGCTCGCCACCATGCAACGTAAGGATATGCCCACACGCACGCATCCTTGCTTTGAAGTGTCGCAACGTGGCCTTGCAAACCAGTCGAATGACGTAGTGGAAATAGACCACGTTGGAAATATCACCTTGAAAATATTGCCGGAAGGATTCGCGCTTGTTTCCGCTGGTATCTTTTGCGGTAAACCAGGTACCGCGCACGTATACCTGAATCCCGCGAATATGACTAAGCTTTTGGTAGGTGCGCGATGAAATTCACTCACGAAATATGGGTATTTGGGCCTGATTCGTGGCACGCAAATACGAATAACGGTCACATGATTAGATCATTTGTTTCACCGCATGGTGCTTTTCGGCCCTATGCTTACCGTGTTTTTCTAGAAACTGCCAAACGTGAATTGGGATGTAAGCCGAGATTCGTACGCGACTGTACGGTAGCAGGTCACCACTACTCGAATGCCGATGGCACGATTGTCTTGGAGTTGCATTAGTCGTTTGTTCCGGATTGTGCTCACGTAGAGCACTTTCCAGAGCGTAACGGCTCTAATCCAAAGGCCCGATTAGCTATCGGCGCCGAGAGAGGCAAAGCAATGAAATACACGTATAAACGAATAGACGGTCTGTACTTGCGGTCCGATCGTCAAATAGCGGTCTCACCGTCCGATATATCTGAGCCATTTAATCGGTCTACCTGGACAGATACGCGATGCACCGCTTGTTTCCTCGGAAACTGCCACACTGTAGACGCACACGTAGCGAATGTTTCCCGCTATTGCCAATCTTTGCACCCGAACTGGTTTGTTTTGCTCCGATCTGTGTACCGGGACGGTGCCAAGTGAGCACGCAAACCCCATTTGAGTCTATGTTCCCAGAGTCTCAACCTGGACTCGCTTTCCCGAAACCACTAGCAGAGAAATACCGGCCGGTTCACATCTCCGATTTTATCGGACTAGACAAAGTTAAGAAGATTCTCTCGGCATTCTCGATCCGGCCCACTGTAAGCGCGTGGGTATTCGTGGGCCCGGCCGGAACGGGCAAGACCACCATGGCGCAAGCTCTGTGCTCTGCTATCCATGGCGAATTTCACCACATTCCAAGCCAAAAGTGCGATGCCAGAGCAATAGACGATGTAGTGCGGCAATGCTGGTACGCGCCGTTCCATGGCACGTTTCACGTAGTGGTAGTCGATGAATTCGATCATATGACTCAGGGTGCGCAACTGGCATTGCTTTCCAAGCTGGACAGCACGGATGCTCCCCCGCAAACCATTTGGATATTTACAGGCAATTCAACCGAGGGAATCGAACCGCGCTTTATGTCCAGGTGTCGCGTACTCGAATTTTCAAGCTATGGCATGAGGGAATCATTGGCCGATTTGCTGTCAAAGGTATGGCAATCGGAAACTGGACAGTCTTCCGGCCCTAACTTTGAACGAATCGCCAAAGATTCAAACAATAATTGCCGAGGCGCTTTGATGCAACTGGAATTGGAATTGCTTGCAAGGTGATTAGAAATGAATGTTTACGGGTAGCACCCGACAAAGAGAGGACAAAGCAATGGCAAACGAAACGAAACATACACCTGGACCGTGGACGCCCGCAAAGGAAACGGCACACACCCGCGCTCAGGTATTTGAGGGTGGCGATTATGCTCGACAGATTGCAGATGTCTTCGGGGAATCTTATGAAACCCGTGCCGCCAATGCTCGCCTGATCGCAGCCGCACCGGAAATGCTCGCCTGCCTCAAAGCATGGATCGAAGCCGAACGCGATGCACACTTTGAGGAACAAGCCCATGATCCGGAAGGGTGTCGTTACTGCGAATCTCTCGCCGTCATCGCAGAAGTGGAAAATTGGGACAAACGGTAGGTATCCATGCGCCACGAACACAAACCTGTACCCGAATCGACGCCCGAGCGCGTAGTCTATGCCGCACTCCAGGACATACAACGGCTATGCGCACGCGGCGCCGAACTGGATCAAATCTGGGAACGCGCCGAAAAAGCCATTGAACAGGCGAAATCGAGACACTGAAAGGACAAACCGATGATTGGCGACATTGTAGCAGCACTGATTATTTTCTTTTGGGTGATCCCGGCATTGCTCTGGCTCGCCGGCTGGTGCCTGGTGCTGGTCTTCGAACACCCGAAAGCCGCCTTAGTCTTGGCTGTTATTGCCGGTATCATCATCTGGAGTCACTAACCTTGTCCACCAGGTAAAGAACGTCCATTCGTCCTCCGCCTGGTCCAAGACCCTGACCGATAGCTTCGGCTCATGGTTCGGTGGGTAAAGCCGAACCGTATTTTTCTCTTGCTATTGCCGGATTGCATGATACAAACAAGTTGGGCATCGACATATGAGACTAGAACGCGAACGCGACCGCATCGAACGTAAACGCCTGTGGCGCGGATTGATATTTGCTCTTGGTTTTACCGCCATTATCGGCGCCTGTATCGCCTGGATTATCCTGATTCTCTATGGGAGATAAGCCGATGGACGCTAAAAAAACAGCCGCACTCGAAGTTATTTTAGCCGCTCTTGCGGTGCGCGACGAAGACCAGGGGGCCGAGTTTCCCGATGAGCTGCACGCCCGCATGATTGAGATTGCGATAGATGCCGTGACGCCGAAACCCCCGGAAATCGACTGGCTGCACTATGCCGAAATTATCTGCCATGGCCCGCTTAAACGGAGGGTGCAATGATTTGCATTCAATGTGGCCGAACGTTCACCCCTGAAAATAATGGCGATGGCAAAAGCCCATGCTGTACCGCCGACGGTAGGGTCGATCGTTCGTGTTGGAAAACGATGGAATGTCTACTCTTGGATGGCCATAAAGGGCCGTGCCAGTCAAAACGGAGGGCATTGAGGAGACCAGCCGATGACCAATGACGAACAACGCGACGCCTATAACGAGGCCCTGGCCGACCTGCCCGACTGTGCCAATTGCCGGCATCCGTACCATGCAACTCTTTGCGACATCGAAAGCGAAAATTCGTTTTGCGGGTGCCGAAACTTTGAACCCATGACTCTCGAAGACATCCTGGAACGCGAACACCCGGAGGAAATCTAGTGAGCGAAGCAAAACCAGCACTCGAAGCCGAAGCGCCGAAGAAACTGAACCTTGCTCAGAAGATCCTTGCGATTCAAGATGCTGTCGGAGTAGTGAACAAAAAAGGAAAGTTTGATTCCGCTATGGGTGGCGGGAACTACTTGAGGATCGAAGATGCTGTAGTGGCTGTGAACAAATTACTGTGCTCAAAGGGACTTATTTTCTATGGGAATCTTTTGAAGGCTGACCGCGTACCCCATGAACGGGTCGGAAAAGACGGCAACCTATCCCGCAGCGGATACATTTCTAGTGTGCTCATGGAATGGACTGTCGAGGATACAGAGAGCGGCGAAAAGCGGTCTTGGCAGTTCCCTGGAGATGGATACGACAGTACCGACAAATCTATCTATAAATCTATGACCGGATCGCGCAAGTACGCCATCATCTGCATTTTCAACCTACCGATTGGAAACGATGTTGAAGAACATGGCAGCGTGACATTCGAGGAAGGCAAAGAGAAGCAGAAGAAGATTGCCGCGAACAAGGTGGCCGAGGCTGCCGCCCGCGGCGTGCCATCAGCGATCGACGCCATGAGCCAGGCCGAACCCGAAAAGAAGGTCACCATCGCCCGGCCGGAGGAGTATAACGGCCACTACATCATCGTCTCCGGCTATACAGCCATCCCACAACTCGAAACTTTTTTTGTCGATACCGGATGCAAGCGCATCGACTCCAAGAAAACAGGTAAAACCGGCTGGAAAGTGCCGGCAGAGTATGAAAAGGGCTTGTTGGGCATGTGTACCAGACTTGGCCTGGAAATTGAAGGCTAAGGGGGTGGAATGACGGATTCCCAAAGAGAGAAGCCTGTTCCACCCCGCATCGACTCGGATGATGAATGGAGAACGTGGCGCCGAGTGCTCCCGAGAGATGTGTACGAGGAATTGAAACGCTTCGAGGAGCTTGTGGCCACGCATAGCGGACTGCCACCGCGGTACGAGGGAATCGGCGCCTCGGTGACCGTCTGGACGATTCTCTGTCAAGCTTTACGCAACTGTGAACCCGAAATCGTTCAATTAGCGAAAGAGTGGAAAGATGGCCAGGCGGAAACATAACTGCGATACCGAGCGCACTACTCTGGCCGGATTCGCAGATCGTCGAAGTTATTGGACGCATCGGGGACACTGCTACCGCTTTGGCGCCGACGTAAAGCATATCCGTGAGTTTGTCCAAGCCCGGGATCAAGGTTTCTGTCAAGGGTGCAAAGTGCCGCATTATGTCGGACAGGCGGGCGAGATGGACCACATCAAAGGCGGAAACACGGACGATCGGTGCGACTGCGCAGAGAACCTCCGATGGGTGTGTGTTCCGTTTCACCGGAAAAAGCATGTCCACATCAAATCCGGTAAAAAAGCTTGACTCAGGGGCGTGATGAATATACATTCCGTGCGGTTTGGCATCACGTTCTCTCCGGGGAGCCGGTGCCACGAACACCGGCTTTCCAATCCCTTTCGTGGAGGGGTTCCTACGAATTTTTATCGACGATTTCCGGGCGACTACCTAAGAGACACCCAGCACCTTACCGCGCTTGAACACGGCATTTATACACTTCTACTAGACACGCTCTACGCGACTGAAAAGCCAATCCGATCCCGCGAGAACGCCTACCGTATCGTTCGATGCCGGGATGATGATGAGCCAGTAAGCGAGAGCTTCCCAAGTCGCGCTGAATGCGACAAAATTATTGATGAATTTTTCATCGAAAATCGCAAAGGAATTACACATAAAAGAGTAAAAGAAGAAATTAAGATGGCCCAAAATAGGGCTAAAATAGCAAGATTCAATGGTTTACACGGTGGTAGACCTAAAACCCAACAGAAACCCAGCGGGTTAGCAAAACCGAACCCAGAAAAAA